TGCCGGATGCTCAGTTTGCTCTGAAGTTCCAGGTTCTTGAAGCATAATAGGGAGGTATGAAGAATGACTATTAAAGAAATGAAAGAATTAGCTGTATATGCGGCTAAAGGTCAGGCTCCAACTAACTTCTCTGTAGAAAACGTCGACGAGGCTTTACGCGATGGACTTCAGGGATTAGCTGGTTCCATTAATCAATTTATGAAAAATAGATATGATATTTATGATATCATCATCGAGGCTGCTGACGAAATCGTTCCTAAGAAGGTAATTGATGCTGTTGGTATCTTTGCTGAAGTTAAGCAAGTACCGCAAGGTCAGAAAGCTTTATTTAGAACCAAACTGGGTAAGATGAGAGCTAAGAAGTTCCTTACTCAAGTTGGTCTGTCTGGAGTTTATGAGAGTTTCAGACTTGATAATAGTACTTTTGAAGTAAGTGCTCACGCAATCGGCGGAGCTTGCTCTATTGATTTCGAAAGAATGCTTGATGGCGCTGAGAATATGGCTGAACTGGTTAGTTTACTGACCGAGGCTCAGACTGATGCTGTTTATCAAGAGGTTCAAAGAGCACTGCGCGCTGCCGTTACACAGCAAGGTGTTCCTGCCAACAACAGAGCTAAGGTTACCACTGGTAATGACTTTGATGGACAGGAAATGATGAAGCTGATTTCTACTGTTAGAGCTTATGGTTCTGGAGCAGTTATTTTTGCACCGCCTGAGTTCGTTGCTGCTATGGGTCCAGATGCTATTGTTCCGGTTCCGCAGAATGGAAATTATGGTGGAGTTTATCATCCGCAGGACATCGATGCTATTCATAATACTGGATACATTAATCTGTTCAGAGGTACTCCGATTGTTCAGATTCCGCAATCCTTTGTTGATGAGAATAATGTAGAGACTTGGATTGATCCGCAACTTGCTTATGTACTGCCGACTGGTGGAGAAAGAGTTGTTAAGGTTGTCTTTGAAGGAAATACTCAGATGTGGGATTTCGTCAATGCTGACCAGTCTATGGAGATTCACACTTATAGAAAACTTGGTACTGCAATTCTTGCTTATCATAATTGGGCTATCTATAAGAACGAGGGAATCCTTCAGACTTATAAGGAAATGTATCCGAACGTATAATTGGTTAAATAGGGGAGGGGTTCATCCCCTCCCTAATTTATTTTAAATGTATTGGGCGGCCGCCCAGTATGTATTATCATAATTAGGGAGTTAAAAGGAGTAAAAAAATGGATAAGAAAGTAAAAGTTGTGAGTTTAGTATCACATAGAGTTATTCTAACTGTACCAGAACTGAGATTGAGAAGAGTTTGGGAAAGAAAAGGTGCTACTGCGCTTATTCCCTTTGAACAGTTAGAGGAAGCAATGTATAGTCCTGGTGTAGAGAATTTATTTAAAAATGGAATTCTTGGAATTGATGATATGGAGGTTAAAATTGCTCTTGGTTTAGAGCCAGAAGAAGCAAAAGAACCAGTAAATATCATTGTTTTAGATGATGCGCAGAGAAAACGTTATTTAACGGTACTGCCGCTGAATGAATTTAAAGAAAAAATTAAAGAGTTACCGAGAGAACAAATTAATGAGTTGGCTGCATATGCTATTGCTAATAAGATTATGGATTATGATAAATCCGAAGAAATTAAGAAGTATATAGATGTAGATATAATGACAGCAATTAAACTCAACCGGGATGATGAAATGGCACAGGAGAGGTAAAATGACTTCCGTTAATGTAGTTTATGAAGCATTTTTGTCAAAAATGTTAGAGGATGAATGGTTGAACTGGACCGAAGAGGAAGTAGAACGTGATTGGCGTGAATTGTTAAAAGGCGCGATTCCTAATTTTAAATTTCCTCGTGTTGACCTAAACTTTGATGAGTCTGGAAATTTTATTGGTGATTTAAACAATATAGAAGTACAGATATTAGCAACTTTTATGAAATGCGAATGGCTTAATAGGGAAATTCTCACTTGGGAGAATATAAAACCATTATATGTGGAAAGAGATTTTTCGCAAGCTAATTTAATTGATAAGTTGCAAAAACTTTTAGATAGAGAGGAATATAAAGCGCGGAAATTAGAGCGTATATATTATAGGTCTAGGGACTGGCAACCATTTGATTACAAGAAATTAGCAGGTGAATAAGATGGATTATGTTCCCGAAGTTTTAGAAGCATATGATAATAAATTAAAAAGTAAGTTGTATGGCTTGCTTTGTGAATATGAGCGCGGGCGCGATTGGGAAAGTTTTTTAGATTCGATTTTAATTGAATTGGAGGGTTTTGATGTAGAAGAGAGAACAATTGATTATTATTCTCTTTATCATAAAATTTCTTCTTTAAGGTATTTGAGTTATGAATATTTTAGAAAGACAATTTTTGATTGTATGTCATTACTCTCTAGGGGAGTTAGATAAATGGGTTACTATGAAGAAGTTTATTTAAAAAGATTAAATCGGTATGGAATTGACTTTCAATCACGTATGCAGCGCCAGCGCGAAAAGAATTTTAAATTACAGTTACTTAAATCAGTTTATTATGTTGATTTTGAGTATAGTGGAGAAGAATGTGAAGGAGAATTAACTCCTTATAAGCAAAATGAGACGAAAGATTTACATTATCTTTTGACAGATGTGCATTTAAATATGCCGAATGGTACAATTTTGATGTTGCCGGATAAGGATGGGAATAGAGTACCTTGGATGATATATTGGTTAGAAGATTATGTCGCAAGTGGATATAATAGATATATTGTTTTAAGAATGACTCATTATTTAACTTGGAAGGATAGGAATAAGGAAGAACGTAGTGCTTGGGCATATTTTTATGGACAAGAAGATAATATGTTAAAAGATGAGTTAAAGTCTAGAAGTAGAAATAAGGTTTTATATACTGAGAATTTGAAATTGAGTTTCTTTATTACTCCTTTAAATGAATATATAAGAAAAGATAATTATATAGAAGTTGGAGAAGGGGCTTTGAAAGAGGCTTATGTAGTTACTGGTTATGATATCCAATCTACTCCTGGAGTTGAATTTGTTTCCGTCGATCCTCAATACATTCGTGATTTAAGTGAACCGCCCGCTCAAACTGCTGAAGATGAAGATGCTGATTTTTATTGGTTAAATAGAGGTGGTGACGAATGAGTATAAGAAATTGCGGTGATTTAGGAGTAAATGCGCAGTATGTTATAAAGCGTTTACTTGCTAATCAGAATTTGCTTAAATTGCTATATTATACGGGTAAAGACCCATTAGCAGGTGAGGATTTAACTAGAGAACAAATTCAAGAAGAAATATTTGAAAAGTTAGTTAAAATAGTTCCAAGAATTGGACCAAAAGAAACTGCTCATTCGATTGTTGCCGTAACGTTGCAGCGCGGCACTGGATTGGCTGCGAATAAAGAGTTTAAAAACGTATTGGTTAAAATAGAAGTTTTTGTTCCAATGACTCAATGGATTATTAAGGATACTAATTTGCGTCCGTTTGCTATAATGGGAGAAATTCAAAACTCTTTAAGAGGTAAGAAAATTGAAGGTTTAGGTAAAATGGAAGGTGGAGACTTTGATTTGGACTTCTTAACAGAGGAAATGTCTGCCTATTTAATGACTTTTGTAATTACTAGTTATGATTAATGAAAAAGTTTTTTTAGGCTTTCCTATAGATTTTAAAGATATATGTAAAATCTATCCGCCTACTGTAAATGATGTATGTGGTAATCCAGATTTTCCTATTTATCGTGGGTTATTAACAATAACCCAAGATGAGTTGGAGGAAGCCTATGCGGCGAATCAAGAAATTACTGAATATCCTACTCCTTTTCAATATTTGATGATGAATTATCATCAAGATGAAGAAATGCAAGGGAAGATATTAGAATGTTTTCAGTATTTTTTACATGAGCCAGTAACTATTGTCCCAGAATTGGAGATGTTATTGGTTGGAAAGTCAGAAGAAGAGCTAGATCCGGACATTGACTTAGAAGAGCCTAGGTTGATTTCTGCTGATAATTATTTTGATTTTCAAAATATGGTGCGCGCGGTCATGGGAGAAGATGAGGTTAAACCTCCAGAACCTGAAGACCCCAATTTGGACCCGCGCATTAAGCGGTATAAAGAGAAGATTAAACGGAGTGAGCGTTTGCTTGCAAAGAAAAAACGTAAAAAAGGAAATGCGCCAACTTTGGGTACTCTTCTTGCCGCAATTTGTTGTATGGGAATTGGATTAAATCCACTTAATATTGGAGAGATGAGCTATGCGTGCGTTCATTGGTTAATTGCAATGTACCAACAGAACGAGGAATATGATATTGATATTCGGGCATTGTTGGCAGGCGCGGATAGTAAAAAAGTAAAACCAAAATATTGGATAAAAAATTTAGATTAAAATAGGAGGCTATATAATATGGCAATTATTCTTGATAAATATGCTATCAAAGAAGTAGCTGACGTTATGTTCTATGAGTTAGACTCTAAGGGCGCTCCTTCTGCTCCAGTTCTTTATCTGGATACTCTGAAGACTTCTACTTTAAGCCAGAGTTCTGAAACTGTAGATGCTAGAGGTGGTAAGGGTAACGTTAAGATTCTTTCTTGGGATACTAATAAAGAGCTTACTATCGAGATGGAGGATGCTGTATATAGTGCTAAGTCTCTTGGCATTATGTTCGGTGGTAACATGAGAGTTTATGGAGATAAGCAAGAAGTTTTAAAAACTTTACGTTATGATACTTCTGTTATTTCCGAAGTTGGAGATGACCCTTCGAGCAGCACTAAAAATTATTTAACTTTCAGAGTTAATAATACTCCATTATTTATCAATAAAAATCTTGTAACTGCTTTTAGTTATCAAAATGCAAATGGTGACGATGTATCTGAGCCAGTTCCGGTTGACCGTGCAGGTATTGATTGGACAACAGGTAAAGCAACAAAACAGACTATTGAATTTATTACTTTTGATTTATTAGATTGCACTTCAGAAGCTGGTGTTAGAGGAGACGGTACTTCTAATACTAAGAAAGGCGTTATTAGCGGTGGAGTTACTATTGATATCGGTGCAGAATTTAGTTCAAATACTTATTATATCACTGGTGATACATATGCTAGAAATGTTGCTTCTGGTAAGGATGAGTTCCTGCAATTCATTATTCCGAAGGGAAAAGTTTCTGCTGAAGATGTAAGTCTTACAATGGAAGCTGATGGTGACCCGGCTACTTTCTCAATGACAGTTCAATGTCTGAAGTCTGAAAGTGGTTCAATGGTTAAATTAGTTAAGTACAATCTTGGTAGTACTGATGATAATACTGGTTCAAATAAGGGAGTAGCTTCTGTTCTTGACGAGTTTGAGGGCGAGACAAAGCATGATACATATGTAACTAATATGGCTATTTCTGGTACTTCACAAAATGAGCCTAACGAGCCAGGACTTTAATTAAATAAAAACTAATGGCGGAGGGGCGGTAACGTCCCTCCATTTTTAATACGGGCGGCCGCCCGCAATGGAGTTAAAAAATGAATAATGAATTTGGAATGCAAGAGCTGTACTTTGTGCAAATAAAATCTACTTATCCTATAGAGGTAAATGGAAAACAAATTGCCCAAGATGAAGTAATCGCGGCATTTGACAAAATCCAAATTGCAAATTTCAAAGAAATTCATCGTGAGATTGCGGCCCAGGGCGGCTATCAAAATCGAAAACTTGTAATTTGGAATAGGACAGAAGGAGTAGATTTAGTTTTTACACAAGGTATATTTTCGAAGACTCAACTTGGATTAATGAATAATTCAAGATTGGCTTCGATAGGAGAGTCTCAGATAGTGCGGATAGCGCAAAGAGATGAAGTAGAAACTAATAGTGAAGGAATAATCACATTAACCCATAAACCAATAAATAAATGGATTTTTGTTTATAATAAAGAAACTGGTGAAAAGTTAACTGATTTAGAAATGATTAGTGAAACTGAAATCAGAACTCCTTTAGTTTATAAAGATGTCGTTGTTGATTATGAATATGGGTATGATAACGGCGCGAGTGTGAGTTTTATCGGTGAAGATATATTCGAAGGATATGTAAGTTTAGAAGGAAGAAGTCGAATTAAAGATGATGAAACTGGTGAAACCCATACAGCAATTATCTATATACCGAAATTAAAAATAACGTCAGACTTTAATCTCACTTTAGGAGAAAATGCACAACCAATCGTGGGGAAGTTCTCTGGTACTGCTTTGTCAATAGGAGAGAAGAAAGAATCACGAGCATTAGAGATTTATTTTTTAAAGGATGATATAGATAAGGATTCCGAATGGCGTTAATTTTTAATTAACGCTATTTTTTATTGGAATTAAAGGGAGGTAGAGTAGATGCCTGGAAATAATGAATTTAATATAATTGGTAATTTAATATTAAAAGTTGATAATGCACAGGCTGGAATTAAAAAAATACAATCGAGTCTTTCTCAATTGAAGATGCCTGCTGATTTAGACCAAAAATTCGCTAAAAGTTTTTCTAACTTAGATGGAATGATTTCTAGGTTTAAAAATCAGCTGAATAGTGGTTTCAATACTAAAAGTGATGTAACTAATATTACTAAAATCGGAAAAGAAATAGATACAGAGTTTTCTAAAATTTCTAAACACTTTAAAGAATTAACTGGACAACCTATTGATTTTAAAATCAATTCTAATCAGATTATTGAAGCTGAAAAAGAGTTGCAAAAATTAATGCAACAAAAAGAACAAATTGCAAAAAGTGCAATAAAACTTACTATACAGACATCTGAAGGTAAACAAGGTAATATTACTGAATTACTTAGTGGTATACAAAAACAAGCAGGTAAAACCAAAACAAGTGAATATGCTAAACAAGCTTTAGAAGCATATAATTCTGGAGATATAACTGGTTATATTAGCGCGGTAGAAAAATTAGCAAATGCTTATCGAATGCTAAGAAATGAAGAGAAGAAAGCTGCAGAAGTCTCCAACGGTATAAAAATGGGAGATGCAGTTGACGCTTTAGCCGATCAAGCTAGTAAGGCTAAAAATGCCGTTGAATCAGTTGATAATTCTATTAATAAGACCGCAAAAGATTTGGGCAATTTAAGGTCAGATCAAATGGATAAAGCTGGCCAAGCAGCTAATACTGCCGCGGCAAATATTGATAGGTTAGGCGCTGAAATGAAACAAACTGGTTCTGCAGCGAAAGAATTAGGTGCTTCTACTTATAATATGTCCAAACAGCTTGGTGATTTACAACAATCCACTCAATATTTCTTTAGTTTAAGAAATATGATTAATTTATTGAGACAAGGTGTAGACCAAGCTATAGAATCTGTTAAAAATCTTGACAAAGCAATGACTGAAACAGCAGTAGTTACTGATTTCAGTGTTGCTGATATGTGGAAAGATTTGCCAAAATATACAAAATTGGCTAATGAATTAGGTGCCACTACTCAAGGCGCCTATGAAACTATGACCTTGTATTATCAACAAGGTTTAGACCAACAAGCCACTTTTGAAATTGGTGCAGAAACCATGAAAATGGCGCGTATTGCAGGACTTGATTATGCGCAGACTACAGACATGATGACTGCGGCATTACGTGGCTTTAACATGGAATTGAATGAAGTTTCTGCTCAACGTATTAATGATGTTTATTCTAACTTAGCAGCAAAAACTGCATCTAATACTCAGGAAATTGGTGAAGCCATGGAGCGTACTGCTTCCATTGCTCATTCTGCGGGTATGAGTTTTGAGGGTACTGCAGCTTTCTTGGCTCAGATGATTGAAACTACGAGAGAGGCTCCAGAAAACTTAGGTACCGCAATGAAAACTATTGTTGCGAGGTTCCAAGAATTAAAAAAGAATCCTCTTGAAATTAGTGAAGTCGATGGAGAACAAGTTGATTTTAATAAAATTGATGCTGCTTTAAAAACTATTGGTGTAGACCTAGTAGCAACAAATGGTCAGTTTAGAAATTTAGATGAAGTATTTTTAGACATTTCTAAAAACTGGGGTAGTCTGACTCAAATGCAGCAACGATACATTGCTACAGTGGCTGCCGGTTCTAGACAACAATCTCGTTTCATCGCAATGGTAGGCGACTATGACCGTACGATGGAATTAATGGAATATGCCAATGAAAGTGCGGGTGCTTCTCAAGAACAATTTAATAAGACTTTAGATTCTTTTGAAGCTAAAATGAATAGACTCCAAAATGCTTGGCAACAGTTTACAATGGATATTGCTAATAATACTTTTGTAAAAGGCACTGTTGATGGCATAACTTTTGTTTTAGATACTGTTAATAGATTAATAGATACTTTAAGCGGTGGTAGTGGAGTTGTTAAATCATTCTTATCTCTTTTTACTGCTTTTACTGGTTTAAAAGTTGCAGGGCGTGTTATTAATGGATTAGTTGGTGGTTTGGGGAGTATGCTTGACCCAACTACTAAAGGCGGTTTTGGTAAAGGTATGCAAACTGGTGCCATGGGGATGGGTGCCAATCGGATTACTACTCCAATAGTTAGTAAATTAAGTGATATTTTAAATGCTATTAATAATATTAAAAATAAAGGAATAAAATCAGAAAAAACAAATAATGCCAAATATGAAGAACGAAAAAATACTTTAAAAGATATAAACAAAGGTAACAAAATAGGAATTGCTAAAGTACAAGAAACTTTTAAAGGATTAAGTCCAGAGGACCAAGCTAGATTATTTCAAGCAAATCGCGGTACTGTGAATGCTATACAACGCAGTGCTTATCAAATGATGAATAATGCTTTTAAAGACAATCCTAAAATACAGATGCTGGGCAAAACTATACAATCTGATATTTTTAAAGGGATGGAAAAAAACGCAATTAAGCCATCAGTTGGTATTAAAGCTTTAGGTAATCCTGCTGCTTGGGGTGCTATAACAGGAACAGAAACCGCGAGACAATTTTCAGCAAATTATCAGGCTGAAGTAAAAAAACTTAATACTCAGGCCGCAGATTATGCCTATAAAATGCTTAATGTAGATTTAAATGATCGTAATGGTGAAGGGCTGAAAAGGCTGGGTAAACAAGGAGCTTTTTTAGATTTATTTAAAAAAGAATCTCAAAGATTAAAACAAGAACAGTTTGGAACAGTATTAGGACAGTTACCTGCTGAAGCTTCTTTATCTACAATGGATAAATTTGCTAACGCGGCGGGTAGTATTGGAGATGCTTTTATTGGAGCTGGTCAATCAATAAGTTCTTTCGGTTCTTTACTTAGTCAACTTGGCGGACCAATTGGAGCCGTTGGGTCTGGATTGCAATCATTAGGCGGAATTGTAACTAATCTTGGTATGAGTATTGGAGGAATAGGTTCTGCTATTTCTGGTGCTCAAACTGCCGCATCTGCTATGGGATTGTCATTAGGCGCAATTGCAGGTCCTTTGGCAGCTCTTACCGTTGGTTTGGCAGCTATTGGTATTGTTATTCATCGTTCTATAAAGCAAAACGAAGAAATTAAAAAATCAGCTAAGGAAGTAGCTGATGTATATGATAAAACAGCTAAAAGAATAGAAAAAAATAGAACTACTTTAAAAAATTTCCAAGGTGATTGGGAAAGACTGTCTCAAGGAGTTGACTCTAATGGACTGAATGTCTCATTGGAATCAGCTGATTATGACCGTTACCAAGAGATGGTTGAAAAAATTGCTGATATCAATCCAGATATTATAGAAGGATTTAATTCTCAAGGAAAAGCTATTATTACTAATAATAAGGCTTTAGAAGATACTTTAAGATTGTTAGAACAGCAAGAAAAAAAGGCTAGAAAAACTTATACAAGTGATAGTTCTTTTGAAAAAGTTATTGCTGCAAGAAATATAAATAAAGATTATCGTAAAGGTGCGAAAATATCTGGAGTACAACGCTATAATACTGTATTTGGAACAACTTACGGGGTTGGCACTTCACAGGCTAATGCTCCAATGCAAGGCGCTGTTCAATCTATAGCTGATAATTTAAATAATAAAGATTTTAATATTGATGTAGATAAAGTTTTAAGCAGATATAATATTAATTTAAAACAAATACAAGATGGAGAAGCGAAAGCAATAAAAGCTTTTGTAAAAAATCAAGAAAGTATTAATGCAGATATTCAGACTGCTGCAGCAGAATCGGGTGAAAAGGCTACTGAATTTTATTCTGAAGAATTAGAAAAATCTTTTAGCTCTTTATCAAAAGACACTGCTAAATTTAATAAAGCTATACAGCCAACAGTTGATTTACTTGCGGCCAGACTAACTGATAGTCAAGCCTATAAAGATATAGCACCGGAAATGCGTACTGCATTAATGTCTGGCTTGGAAGACATAGCTGGCGAAGATAAAAATTATAAAGATATTATATCAGATGCTGAAAGCTTTGCTACTGAATTGGGTAATATTACTGCTAAAGGTACTGAATATGCAGAAGCAATGGAGATTGCAGAAGAAGCCCAGAATAATTTTGCAGATACTTTAGATGTAAACGCATATACCGCTGAAGCAGAAAAAGCTATCACCAAATTAGAAGATTTGGAAGAACAATACGCCAATAGTAATGCTTCCTATGCAGATGCTCTTAGAGAACATTTACAAAATCAAATAAATTCAATTAGAAATTTTACTGAAGAGGGAACAGTTACTTTAGTAGAAGCTTTAAACACAATGACTTATAAAATCCAAGCGGCGGAGTCTGCTTTTGAAAACTTTCAAGAAGCAACAAAAACAGATTATTCAACTGCCGCTCAAGGAATGAAGTCAATTTATGATGAAATTTTTAAAGAAACTGAATTAGAAAATGGTGACAAAGCTCAATTACATTTGCAAGGAAGAGGTGATAGAACTTTTCAGACTGGAGCAATAAGTCTTTTAGGAAGAGACGTAGTTGCTGATGTATACAAAAATAAAAGCGGAGTAGAAGCAGAGCAAGAACTTGAAAAACGTTTGAAAAAAATAGAGCCTATGCTTAGGGAAGGAGCAGAAGGGGCTGAAAATTTTTGGAATACATTAATCAATGATAAAAACATTAAAAAAATTGACGGTATAAATATAGATGAAAAAGCTCAAAAATTAGCTATAAATTCAAAAGATAATCCCGAGGCTTTCCATCAACTAGCTTTAGAACTTGGTATGTCCGATGATTTATTAACTTCAATGTTAAATAAATTAAATCAATTTGGAGATGTAAGTTTTAGTAATATTGGAGATGTACGTAAAGCTTTATCAGTTGATGAAGGAGTAATTGGCGGTCTAGGAACTGAAGAGAATGGTCAGAAAAAACTTTATGTAAGAAGAAGCCATCTCGAAAGTTCAATGTCAGAGGCCGGATATTCTCTTGATCAAATGGCACAAGAAGAAAAGAATCTTGAAAAAGAGGGGAATATTGTAATAATTGATAAACCCGTAGAACTTAGTAAAACTTCACTAGAAGATATGGGAATTACTGACTTACGTTCTGCGGTTCAGGTTTTAGGAGATACTGGACAATATTCTAAAGAAGAAATTATGGAAGTGGCAGAAAAATTTGGCGCCACTCCCGAAGATTTTAACCCGGCATATCAAGAATATTTGGATTCTTCTCAAGATCCATCTTTACCTACGGTTCAATCTATTGAAGGAACAGTTCAAGATATTTATTCTTTATTAGCTTCTCATTTAATTAGTGAAGGTAATTTAGATAATTCAAACAAGAAATCTGGTGACTTTAAAAAATCTATAGAAGGAGAAGAAGGAACTGATACTATATCAGAAAATTTTGCTAAAGGATTAAATGGAGAAGGTAAGTTATTAACTTTAGAACAATATCAAGATACTTTTAATGAACTTGGTAAAGAAAGAGATTCATTAGAAAATTATAGACAACAATTAGAACTTGGACTCGAAAAAGCAAAAGCTGAAGGTAATGAAAACCAAATTAAGCTTTATGAAGATGAATTAGGAACAGTAAATGGTTTAATACAAACTCTTGGAGATCAATTAGTTGAAGGTTCTAATGCTTTTGGAAAAATTGTAAATGAAGCAAAAGAAATACAGACTACTAAAACAACAATTGACCAAGAAATGAAAAAAAATAAAGCTTATAATGCAGATGGCTTTAAAGAAAATAAAAAAGGCGAAACAGTCTTAGATAAAACCAATTTTAGTAATTTAATTGATAAAATACAAGACAAATATAAAGGAGACTCAGATAAACAATCTCAAGTTGCTGGTCAATACTTACAAAATCAATCTAAACAATTAGTTGAAGCTAATGCTAGTAATGAAACAATTGCCAAGGCTATTAGTGATGCTGCTGCTCAAATGAGAGAGCAAAATTTTAAACCCCAAGAAATTGTTGAAGCAATTAATCAAGGTTTTGGCACTAATTTTCAAGGTAATGATTTTGATTATAAGACTGGTAAATTGGCTCCAGAAGCTGATATTTCTAATTTACAAGAACAATTACAAAATTTACAAGCTAAAGTAGTTCTTAATGTAAGTCAAATTAATTTGGGTACCAGCGCGCGAGGTCGTAACAATCCACAATCTGCATTTCATCGAATTGGTACTATGGCGCGAGGTTCTAGAAAAGGTTATACAATTTCTGGACGTCCAACTTTATTGGGAGAAGAAGGAGAAGAAATTGTTTGGGAGCCAAATAATAATGAGGCATATATTGTAGGCTCTAATGGCCCGCAATTAGGCAATATTTCAAATGATGCTGTAGTTTGGAATGCCGAGCAAACGAAGAGAATTAAAAAGAATGGTGGCTCTACCAGTCAAGTTGGCACTGGTGCCAGAGGTATTAATCGCATTGGTACAATGGCTCAAGGTAGTGGCAGTAAAAAAATAAATGGCTCAATTAGTCTTGATGCTAATGCAGAAATTAAAGAGGTTATTAAACCTAAAAAAGTAACTGAAATTCCCGTTAAAGGTAATCTTGAAATTAATAAAGAGAATGGCGGTTTAGTCAATAAGGTAAAAAATTTATTATTTGGTGGTAACGAAGGAAAAGAATTTGCTATTAATGTAACTGGTAAAATTAATAAAACAATCAATGAAACAAAAGCAAAAAATAATCAAATTAATGCCATAGCAAAAATTAGCAAAGCTGTTAAAGCTGGAAAAGTAGCTGGTGAACCAGTGAGTATAAAAGCAAAAGCCACAGTTAGTGGAGTAGATACTGGAAAACAAACCACTATGAATGTTGGCACCAAAGTTGATACTAAAAATGTAACTCAAGCCACTAATACAGTTAAGAATAGTAAAACTTCTATACCTATTGATGCAAATACTAGTGCTGCGGAATCAAAGTTTAATGCTTTAAAAAATAAAATTAATGGTTCTCATGCTAGTCTTAATGTTAGTATTAATCAGGTTGGTAATAGAACTGTTACAATAGAAGTTAGAAAGCATAATGGTGGAAAGGTTGGTAGTACTACAGAGTCTGTAGGAGGAGCTGGATATAAAGGTAGTAATAATAATTTTTCTACTCATTCAGTTCTTACATTTGCTTCCGCTGCGAAAGGTAAAGGTCTTTTAGGCCCAAAAGGAAGAGGTGGTTTAACTCTTACTGGAGAAAAAGGATATGAAGTAGCCTGGATACCTAGTGAAAATCGTTCTATGGTACTTGGAGCCAATGGGCCGCAGATGTTAAATCTTCCCGCAGATGCGGTTGTATGGACTCATGAACAATCTAAAAAGATTTTAAAACAGAAATCAATTCCTGCTGGTTCACAGGCTGATGGACCTAGTGTTACCGCTGGTGGTATGGATTTCAGTAATAATAGGACAGTTAGTTCTAATACTGTTTCTAATAGTGTATCTGAGGCTGCCGCAACAGTTTCTCAAGAAACAAGTAGTACTGCTAAAAAAGTTAAAAGTAATAGTGATAAAATTAAAAAAGATGTATCAAATGCTGTAAAAGCAGTAAAAGCCGTATCTGTTTGGTGGGAAAATATGGGACGAAAGGCAGAAGGAGCGCAAAGAAAAATGGAAAATAGCGCTACTGCCTTTGAAGAGTATCTAAAAGAAATGAAAGCTACTCTTAAAAAGACTGGCCAACCATTATCAAAAGGCGGAGGCGGCGGCGACGATTACATTAAAAATATTACTAGTGTTTTAGGATATGCTAAAAAAGAATTTAGTCAAGCCAATAAAGAATTAAATACTCTTGATAAGGGAACTAAAGCACAACGTAAAGCCTCTAAAAAATCAGCTAAAGCAAGAGCCAAGGCGAATAAAAAAGCTTATATTAGTGGCGCAGCCAGCGGCATGGAAATTTCTTATGAGGCAGGAAAAGGTAAAAAGAAAAAGACTAAAATTGCTTATGTTAATGCGGCTGATTACGTAGAATATGATAAGAAAAATAAGACTTATGTTATTAATCAGAAAAAGCTTAATAAAATTAGCAATAGGTCAAAACGACAAGCAGTTGCTGATGAATTAAATAAGAGAATAGATGACAGAATAAAGAAACGGGATAGCGCGGAGGACGCCATTAATAAAGCAAACGAAGCCTTAAAGAAAATGGGCGAAGAATTATATCAAAATTTCTTTGCTTGGGAAACAGAGCTTACTAAAATTTGGAACTTAACTCAGGAAATTAGTGAGGTAACTTCAAGAATTGATAGAGTTAAAAGTTATGATAATTTAATAAAAGCTCGGTTTGATACTGGTTATCTTAATGTACAAGAATATGCCAAAGAAATGGTTGATAGTTTTTCTGCGGGAATTCAAGAACAAACAGAAAAAATTCATTTAGATAAAAATTTATTGGAAGAAAGACGAGCAAATTTAACTAGTTTAATAAATCAAACAGAAGATAAAAATAATTTAAAAATTGCTCAACAAAAGATAACTGCTGATGATAAAAGCGAAAAAACCTTAGCTAATGCTGAAAAAGCTAGAAAAAATGCAGATAAAAATTTAAAGAAAGCACAAGCAAAAGTTCGTTCATTAGGGTCAACTTTAGGAGTGTTAGCATCTAATGGAATAACTCCTTCTCAAAAGTTATTAAAAGAATATAAAAAAGCTTTAGAGCAACGTAACAAAGCTGGTAAAGCACAAAAAGAAGCAACCGCCGCGCTTAAAGCAGCTCAAAAAAATAGAACATCTCAGGCTTTAAGTGATACGGAACGCGCGGCTTATGATGAATTTATTGAAGAAACACAAGCAAGAATTGATGCAAGAAATAAAGCTTGGAAATATATGAATGTTTCTCAACGAGCCGATGGTACTTTAGATATTGATTTTAATACCGATGCTTTTAATGCAGATAAAATGCAAGGTAATATTGGAAAAGACGAAGCAAAAGTTATACAAGATTATGTTAAGGAATTAACTGAAGAAAGTAAAAATATAGGAAATGATATTAATACTTTAAATTCTGACTTAGCAGAACAAGTATCTACCTTAAAAGAACTTCAAGATGAATGGGTTGACCAAGCTAATCAACTTTGGGAAATAAGTGAAGAAGAACAAAAAAATGAAATTGAACAATTTAAAAAATTAAGTGATTCTATAAGAAATGCTATGAAGAATTTGCTTGACGAAGTTAAAGATAAACTTGATGAACGTCGGCAAAGAGAAGACAATGCAAATACAGAAAGAGATATTTCTCAAAAGCAACAACGCTTAGCCGCTTTACGAGCTGATACTTCTGGAGGACACGCGGTAGAAATTGCACAGCTTGAAAAAGAAATTGCCGATGCACAACAAAATTATACTCGTACTTTAGAAGACCAGTTACTTGATAAGTTACAAAGACAAGCCGATAAAGCAGATGAACAAAGAGAAAGAATGATTGAACTGCAAGAGGCGCTTCTTGAAACTGCAAATAACGCGGCTTTAGTTAACAAATGGATGTCTGACCCGACGAAATACTTCGAAGAAATTAAAAAAGGATGGTATGCTAAAAATGCTCCTGATTATGAGAAGATGCCAGAATTACTACAGCTGCAAAAAGATAAGGAATTCAAAGAATTTTGGGCTAATTTGACCACTAATCAAGAAAAACAAGAAAAATTAAAAAAAGGAATAGAAGAAACAGAGGAAGAATTACAAGAAGTTAAAGAGTATGCAACAAGTATAGTAGAAGAAGGAGAAAAAATAGAACCAGAACCCGATGTTTCTGCTCCAAAAGCAAGCGTATCAAAAACCACAGATAAACAGAAGCCAATTGATGCCTATAATAAGAAGATAGCAGCCGTTGCAAAAAATAAAAAAATAGGTAAAGATGAATTTGCAGCAGTAAAAAAATTAGCTAACGCCGCAGGTAAAAGCGCTGCAACTTATATGGCTGACTTAGCTAAAACTTCTGGTTTATCTTGGGAACAAGTTATAAAAGCAGCAAAGGCTAATGGTTTTGATAAAAATCGGATGGCCGCGACTTTTAACAGTAGTGCTTTTAAAAAAGGATTTGATGCAGTATATGGTAAGGGCGCCTATGATAAAGCAATTAAGAAAAAAGCTACCCCTTATAAATATGCAACTGGTGGTTTAGCAGACCAAACTGGCCCAGCTTGGCTTGACGGCACTCCGTCCAAACCAGAACTTGTACTCAATGCTAAAGATACCAAAAACTTTATTGCTTTAAAAGACGTCCTATCTCATATAATGAGTAGTGCAAATAGTTTATCCGACTCATACGGCGGCAATGCAACCTACGAAATTAACATTAACGTAGACCACCTCAACAACGATTACGATGTTGATAAAGTTGCTGAAAGAGTCAAAAAGAAAATTGTTCAAGATTCCGGTTATAGAAATGTAACTCAAGTACGTAAATTTAGATAATAAAAAAAGAGGAGTTTAAAACTCCTCTTTTTTATTTATTAAGAAAAGAAAGGCATGAGAGCTTCGAGTTCATCTGGAGAACAAGAAAGGTTCTCACCTAAATCTTCTAACTTCAAATCATAGTTTTCAATTTCAACTTCAAGATTCTGTAAATCAAGTAGCTTCTCATTACATTCCTCAATTTTATCTTCAATAATCATAATCTGATTACCATCTTCAGAGAAAACTACATTGCCTTCCTCATCTTTTTTAGCATAAGTATCAACAATCTCTTGGAACTTATCGCTATAAAAATCAGCTTCCTTTTCTACATTCTTTCTAATCTTATTAAGTTTATATGCACCCTTTAGAGGCAGTGCAGCGCTTCCAAAGAAATCACCGTTATTTCTAAAATCAATAATTTGTTCCATTGTAATTTTAACCATTTAAAATCCTCCTATTCCCAATTGAATATTTCTACTTTTTTCTTATGGGTTTCACTTGTATATTTACCTATTCCAATTGCATCAGCAACATCATCAGAAACGGTTATATCAAACCATTCTTTAACTTTCATTTGCATTGACTTTTTCTTATCACTTCTCGTCCGTCCCTTCACTTCGCAGTGGGCGCGCCAGGTAGCTGGTGCACAGACGACATAGTCAGTTTTTTGTTCTGCGCAAGTAGCCATTAAAATTCCTTGCAGCCGCGCGAGAGTACGATAAGTCGTGACTCCAACCATTTTATTATTAAATTGTTGAAGTTGAATATCTTCCATTCCAACAATATCAATATTATTATTTTGTATTAATTGAATTAACCAATTTTTGATTTGTATATCTCTTTCAATTTCATCTTCTTCATCTGTTTGAAAGGTTCCTGCATAAATAAGTTCATTATTATCAAAAATTGAATAACCAGTAATATGAGTGGCTTGGTCAAGTCCTAAAGTTCGTTGCGTATTTTTCTTTTTAATAGGAATAACTAAATCAAAATTATAATATTTATTTTCTTTACAAATCGGACATTCCCATTTATCTCTTATTTTTTTATAAGGAGAATAAACCTTATGTCCTTCTTCACATTTAAAAATTAATTCTGAATTTAAATTTTTATATTCTTCAGAAATTAATTCCCATCCATGCTCTACCGCCGCCTTTCGTATATCTTCTAATTTTATTTTACTCACATTCCTGTGCTACCAAAACCACCGTTTCGATTTTCTCCTATTTCGCCAACAGAATTAACTTTGACAAAATTAACTGTCGGTACTTGTACGAGTCTCATTTGAGCAAATTTTTGACCCGCCGCGATTGTGTACGATTGACCATGAAGAATTGAATTGATTTGAATTTTTCCATTCTCATCAAATTCATAATCTATATCTTTAAAAGGTGGCTCAATATTTTCAACAATTACTCCAATCTCATCTCTATAACCACTATCAATTAATCCAGGGGTATTTGCGATACGCAATTTTGTTTTAACACTTTGTCCACTGCGTGGCTGAATAAGAATAGCATATCCTTCAGGTATAGCACATTTAATTCCCGTAGGAATAATAATAGTTTCTCCGGGAGCAATTGTATATTCTTCCGGTGCATAAATATCCATTCCCGCATCTGTTTCATGAGCATATGTAGGAAGTTTAACTCCTTCTTTAACTTCGCATGGAATATCAATTGCTTTTAAGTTATAAACTTTTCTAATTGTGTTAGCAATAGAAGACATAATTCTTTTGAGGAAATCTTTTTTAGATTGTCCTAATTCTTCTATTTCTTCAATTAACATATAAGCAATATTAATTTCTCTTTCTACTTCTTCAATTTGCCATTGTCCAGTAGAAAACATAGCTGAAATTTCAGAGCGGGTTTCTCTTTCACTTAAAGTTTCATTAAATAGTTGATAAATTGAAGGAGCAACTAACTCAAATTCTTCGTCAGTCATTTCAAATAAGGTTTCAAAAATTTCTAAGCCACCAAGCATATCAACCAGCTGCTGATTATCTTGATAGAACTGCATAATTTGTTCATTTTGCTCTTCATTTAATTCTTCTATTATATCTTCAACACTAGTTATATGTGGCTCACTTTCCAGAGGAGTTTTTTCAGCTATTTCTGCACCACCTTCTAGTACTTCCAATTTTGGTTTATCACTCATCGTCCCATACTCCTCCAATTATTTTTTTAATAGAAACAATCCAAGCTTCATCAATAATTTCACCTTTAGATTTCTTAGTTTTATAGGTATATCCATTGGCGCCGAGTACATATCCCTTTTCTTCAGCATCTTCTCTGAATTTTTGAATCAGATTAATGGCGGCCTGCTCACTATCTACTACATATTTATCTGTCTGTTCAATTAGTCTCATTTTTGTCCTCCAACATAATTAATTCTTGTGCATAAGGTAAAGTTTTTATCCATTCACAAAACTGATGCCATTCAGTTAATTTATGGTTTTTTCTTTGAAAATATATATTTCTTAAATTAGCATAATCCATTGTCATTGTACGAGTTTGTAGCCATGATTCTGGAAGCCAGCGCACTAGTTCTTTCCAATAGCGTTTATCTTTAGTTTTAAAATAAATTTGTCTTAATTGTTCTAAATCGTCCAAAAAGGAATCAATTCTTATGCTTAAGTGCGCGGGGTCTATTAGTTGTAAATCTGGATTATAATCTCCTATTTCAAAACATTCTATAGTAATTGGGGTTGAAGCCAATTTGTGCATTGTAGAAGTGGAATTAACAACTGTACCGATTTTATATGTATCTGCTTCTTTCCACCAATATATTGGCGCGGTAATGTCAACACATACAAATATTTGTCTCATAAATTTCGCATGTTCATTGCCCGCGCGCACAAGCTTTTGCGCGAGTTCTAAATCGTTAGGTCCAATTAATGCAACATCATAAATTGTTTCATCATTATTGGTAGACAAACCTCCTTGAGATAATAACCAACTTTCATAAGCTTTTACTAATGCTTCATAATTATCGCTATTCTTTTCATAAGGCTTTCTATCTTTTTGCATTCGAATTTCATTTTCATTATCTGTCCAGTTCGTAGCAATCTCTAACTCTGGATATTCATAATTTGTATTAATCATACCCATAAAACTATCCGATCTGCTCCAAGACTCTAAAGGATTTCTCATTCCTCTAAAAGCGCCTTTAAAATTGAAGACTTCAGTATTTTCAAACTTCATTATCTTTCTCCTTTTTCACTTTCTATATATATTATATCATAAAAAAAATTTTTTGTCAAAATTTAAGACCGAGTATAAACTCGGTCTTTTATATTATTCCTCTATTTCCTCAATTTCATCTTCAATATCTTCAATATCTTCAAAATCTAACATGATACCTTTTGTCAGTCTGGAAATTAAATCACTTAAATAATTAGAGCCGCGGCTGAGTAAAATACCTGTTAAAATTTTGTCTATAATTGGATTAACTGTAATGCCTTCATAGAAGTAAACCATTGCTTCATTAAATAGCTGTAAATTAAAAGCAAAAGCGAAAAATATACCTATTACAATAGTTATTCCTTGAGTCAAAGCAGTCTTATACTCTTTTTCATCTATCATATATTCAATAGATTTAAAATATTCAACAAAAGCTTCAATAACTATTGCAACCATTAAAATTAATGTAATATTACTCATTTTATTTCTTTTCTCCTTTTCGTGTTCCTTTTATTCTAAGGATTATTAGTTCTAAAAGTATTTGGTCTATTAGGAATATTACCATTATAATAGTCCATTTATCTATTAATTGTATTGGTAATGTCATATCTTCAGTAAGAATAAAGAAGATTACAGAAACTACACTGACTAATAGACTTAATAATTTAAAGCGTTTAAAATCTTTTTTATCTTCTTCTTCTTGCTTTTCGTAATTATAATATTCTCTTTTTTCTTCTTCCTCTTCTTTTTTAGGTTTAGCAAAAAGAATAAATAGGAATATAATTATAATTACAATTAAAATTATTAAATTAAGCAAAGCCCATTTATTAGGGTCAGAAGCCACAAGTGGTACTTGCTCTTCTTGAATTATTTCAGTACCTTTATTTTCTTCTTCATCTATTAAACCATCTGAATTAGAATTATTAGAAGTAAAAATAGCGTTAGCCGTATTAGAATTTTTACGAACGGATTTAGTTTTATTAGATACTATTGCTTTTATTGGCAATAATTTAAAAAGTGGCAAATGGTTTAAAAGAACTGGCGAACTGGGCGCCGCAAGTGTTGTCCAAGTTAAAATCTCGGGCACTTCTTTTAAAATAGGAACAACATGTTCTTTAGGAATATACTCTAAATACTGTTGCTTATAAATAGAAGGTACATCTAAATAACTCGGAATCTCAACAGATTTTTTAAAAACTTCAATTCTAGTTTCATCCAATTCATTTTCATAAATTGGATTAAAGATTATTGGTACAAATTCTTCTAATTCTAAAGTAGGTTCAGTAGGCAACTGCGGAATGTTATAGGTTTTATATTTTTTTAATGGATTCCAAGCATAATAATATACCATATCTATATCAGTTATATCGAATGGATGATTTTTACCTTGCTTATAGGAAACAGTATGATTATCTCCACAATCCCATCCATCTTCTTTATAGACTGCATTGTCTGTTAAAATTGAACCAGCAGAAACCCAGTAACCTTGTGAATAATTTTCCCCGCCGTTATAATAAAAAGACGCATAGTTATCTTTTGTTGTTTTCATTTGCGCGCCCGCGGCATAGAAAATTATCGTATCATTAAAATCAATTTCTAAATCTTCAACAAAACTAGAGTCAATATCAATAAAACTATGTTCTATATGAACTTTAACTTTAGTACCAGTAGGACTATCTGAAGGAATAACTCTATATGCTTTATTCATATTAAAAGGCGCGGCCGCAGCATTTTCTTCTATGGCTTTGTCCACTGTATTATTATGATTAATAATTACATTATTATATTGTTCAACTGAACTATAGCCCGCCGCAATTATTTGTTGTTCCTTAGTTAAATCTTTTTGATATTGTTCATAATCTTTTTGATATTGTTCTTTTTGTTTTTCATAATTTTCTTGTTTCTCTTTATTGCTTTGTTCTATTCGTGCGCTTTCTTCTAAATTATACTGTTCTACCTCTAATGCTTTTTGTTTTTGTTCTTCATTGTTTTGACGAATTTGTTTGTTTTTTTCTTTTATTCCATTAATTCGCTCATCTTCAGCAATAAGAGCAGCTTGGTATTCTTCTTCTGCTTCTTTAATATTTTGATTATACTGATTTTCTAACTCAGTATTTATAGATTCAATTTGTTCTTTTTCTTGAACTGAATCTTGATATTTTAAATCTTCATTTAAATTATGATTATTAACTCTTTCTTCTTCATTTTTATTATCTTCATCAATTTGTAAATTTGTTTCTTCTGCTTCCGTTTTAGCTTTTTCATTTTCAGCGACAACCGCGTCATATTCTTCTTTACTTTTCTTCTCAATCGCGGTGCCTTCTTCGTTCTTTTTATTAATTTCTTCTACTTCTTTTTGATGCTCATTCTTAACTTTCTTATTATATTCATCAACTTTTTTGTTATAATCTTTAGCTTCTTTATTGTATTGCTCAATTTTTTCATTAGTAACTTTACCATTAATTTTTGGTTCTTCTGGTTTTTCTAAAGCATAAATTGGTGTAGTTGAAATTAATAAAGTTAAAACTAAAATAGAAATTAAAATCTTATGTTTCATGATTAGAATCCCCCTCTTTTAATTCAATCACTCTGTATTCTGTCTCTTCTTCTGAAGAGAGGGACGCTTTAGCTTCTTCTAAACCCTTAACATAGCCCAAGGTATATTGTTGATGTACATATTTTTTAATATTATCCATAACTTTGGGAAAACAACTACCCACAACATATTCAAAACTAGCTTCAGTTTGTCCAGTTTGTTTGAGCATATCGCAAATTTTTGTCAGTTTTTTAACGCTAACCCTCAAGTCTTCCATAATTTTCCTCCCAAATGTTATTTCTTTTTACAAATATACGTTGGTTTCTACTTCCACGAAGTGTTAAAGATAAGTCTTTTTGATTTTCCATAAACGGGCCATCTATCAAAACGTCGATATTATTTAATATCTGTAAAATAAGGGGGTTTGATGAATCAATTAATTCATCAAAGAGATAGCCTGTCCACAAGTAAATTTTAATATTAGGGTACGCATGGCGTACTGCATTAACTACTTCTGCAGTCATAGAAAGATTTTGAATTGCTAATGGTTCTCCTCCGAGTACAGAGAAATTACGTTGTATACCGTTAGCTCCTATTGCTTTTATAATTTCCCAACGAACATGTTCGTCGTAAACTATACCTTTTTCAAAGTCCCAAGTTTCTTGGTTAAAACATCCAGGGCAATGATGGGGACATCCCTGAACAAAAAAACTTACACAAACTCCTATTCCATTGACAACATCATTATTTATTATTGTATTATATCTACTCATTATTAATTAATCCTTCTATACAAATTGCACCTATCGAATTTCCTATTATTACTAAAAACAACTTAATACAATTATAAAAATTGAAATTTACTAACAAATATGGAAAGTCTGCAACACAATGCTCTGCTCCTATTAGTATAAATAAAATTACTGCCATTGAAGTCAATAAAGGAGTTTTACATTTAACCGCAAAATGAATTAACATTCCACAGAAAACACCGCCAAAAAACATTTGTACATATCCTTTTGTAAATTTTATCGCCGCGGCGCTTTCTAATATAGAATAATAATTTAAATTACTTGCACAATACAAATAAAAAATTAAGGCTATGCCAATAAAATTAAATATTAAAATTGATATAAGGTCTTTTTCTAAAAAACCTACTCGTCCAGTAAATAAAGGAAGCTTTAAGTGTATTATTGTTAACAAACCAAAACTAAAAAGAAAAGCTCCCAATATTGGAGGGTTAGTTTGGGTGTTAATAATAACACCCAAACCAATTAATATCCCTGCTGCTATTGAATTATAATTTTTTACTGTGTTTAAATCTATCTTCAACTTCTTTTTGCTTTCCATAATTAAATGCTGTTTTATAATCTCCAGTTAAATATCCAGTAACTCTTCTAAGTCTTTGAATATGCTTAGAGCCACACTCTGGGCATTCGTTTCCAATTTCACCAGTCCAACCACATTCCATACAAGTATCATTAGGAACATTTATTGCAAAGTAAGGAATATCTTTTTCCATAGCATAATTTACAATTTGTTCTAAAGCCTTTAAATTTTTCAATACCGCACCTTCAAGTTCTACATAAGTAATACATCCTGCGCTTGAATAACCAGTTAATTGAGATTCAATATCAATTTTGTCAAATGGAGAAATTTCTTTCCATACAGGTACATGCATTGAATTGGTGAAATAATCCCTATCACTTATATTAGGTAACTCGCCATAATCATCTTTAAAATGTTTCATGGCAGTATAACATAAGTTCTCTGCGGGGGTATAATATACGCCAAAATTAAGCTTATATTGTTGTTTAAATTCAGCGCATCTATCTTTAAAGAGTTGCTCTATTTTTTTAGCTAGTTCCATTCCCTCATCTGTTGTATGATCACAACCTATAAGAATTTGCAAACATTCAGCTAAGCCTAATTGACCAATAACTATAGTTCCATGCTTTAATGCAGAACGGATTCCTTCTTCTGGAATATATCCCGCCATAGTTCCATTTTCATACATAAATTTTGCTGAAGAAGGTTTTTGGGAACAAATGTATTCAAACCGCTCTAATAACATATCTTTTGCTTCATGGATTTTTTCATCAAGAAGTTCCATGAAATCTTCTACATTACCTGCTTCCATCGCAAGTGTAGGCAAGATAATTGTTACTGGGCAGATATTTCCACGACCATCTTTCAGTTGTCCAAAACCATTAATATCATAACCGTTAGCCGTACGACAGCCCATTGTACTAAAATATGTACGAGGGTCATTGCGGTCATAACCTGCATTACCTGACCAATCCACATTCGCATAATTTGGATATAGACGGCGCGCGGTTGACTCAAGAGCAAGTTGATACATATCATAGTTTGGAGTACCAGGTTTATCGTTTACTCCTTTCATATACTGGAAAATTCCACAAGGGAAAATTGCAGTTTTATGAAGCTTTCCAACGCCTTTGATTGAACCCTCAAGAAGTGCTTTGATAATCATGCGGCCTTCTGGAAGAGTACAAGTTCCATAGTTAATTGAAGTAAATGGCAATTGATTTCCGCTTCTGCTTTGAAGTGTATTTAAATTATGATACATTCCCTCAACTGCTTGGCGCACTTCTTTTTCAGTCATGTCCATAGCATAACGATATGCTTTTGGTCGACTTTTATATTCTGCATCTTCAATACCTGCATTTTCTGGAATATGGTTAAAATATTCTTCATCATTAAAGTTCTCTATATATTTTAACCCATCAATGTAATGTTTTCTAAAACTTTTTCTTACATATGGAACCATTGTCCAGTCTAAATGCGATGCGCTAACTCCACCAAACTGCTGTAGCGACTGAAGTTGAAATAGAACTGCTACAAGTTGAAAAGCAGTATTAACTGAATTGGCTGGGCGCACATCCGTCTGTCTAGTATTAAACCCATTAGCAAGCAAATCATCAAAAGGAAGTGTTAAACAATTGTGCATTCCCAAAACATAGCTATCAAAATCATGGATATAAATTTCATTATTTAAATGATTATTTCTAGCCATTTCGGAAATTACTTTATCTAAAGCCATTTGTTTAAAAATAACAGAATCCGCTTCACCTCTGCGGCCGCCGAATGAATATTCATCTACATTCGCATTTTGATTTTGAACATCAGAAGCAGTAAGTTTATCAGCTACTTTATCCATCATTCGTGTATTCCAGTCTCTGATTCTACTTCTTTCTTCTCTATAAGTGATATATCTTCTTGCTACGTCCTTTCTTTTTGTAGACATAAGTCCACGCTCGACAATATCTTGTACTTCTTCTACATTAAGAATTTTTTTCTTGCCTTGACTTTCCGCGTAATCAGCAATTTTATTAGCTTTTTCAACTGCATAGGGTGTTATATCTCCATCAACATCTTTAAAAGCACTTAAAATTGCATTGATAATTTTATTCTTATTAAATTGTACAAGTCTACCATCTCTTTTTTTAATGTATTGCATATATACCTTTCCTCCTAATTATATATATATTTTAAGGATTATTCGGCTTTTTCACAAATGATACACTTTCCATTTACAAATTCATGCGGGCAAATGGTTTTTAAATACTCATTATCTTCAATATATTTTTGAACTTCTGGTTGTAAAATAAAAGTAGTTGGGTCAAGTAGTTCTTGAATTTTTTTATTGTTAAAATTCACCTTTTCTTTTATTTCTTCTTTAGTCATTATTTTTCTCCTGTGTATTCATAAAAATCAATAAATAGATTATAATTTGTTTCTCTAACAAATTGAAATAATTTTTCCGCTTCTTGTTTCTTTAAAATTGGCGGATAAAATTTTTGTCTTTTAGTTAAAGTTTTAACAAAATTATAAAAAGTTTCATAAGGGACTACTCGGTTAAAATAATCATCATCTAAAAGATTTGCTTTAATATGATTATTAAAACGCACAAATAAATCCATTATTTTTGCCCATCGTATATCTGCGAAAAATTCCTTATCATATTTAAGTGGAAAAACCAATCTATGATTACGCAAATCTACAATAGAGCGCAGTAGCCTCTGTGAACCTTCATTAATAAAATCATTATAAGTTATATTGCGAGTAGGGTTAATAGTAGTTTGTAATGAAGAGGTTGATTTCTTTTTCAACTCTTTAAAAATTTCTACATTATCTAAAGTTAAAATACCATTAAAGTCTACAGAATAGTAATAACCCATAGGTAAAAAATTCATCCATTTAATTAATCTTTCTTCAGTAGTAGTCTGTACTGGAAATTTCATTCCAATTCTTAATTCTCTTTTTTCACTACTAAGATAAGAAATTAATTCTTTTACTGTTTCTAAAGAATTATCTATTGTTTCAAGATTATAGTCATGAAATATAAGACCACTAATTCCTTTACTTTTATGAAGCTGTCGCTCATAATCTTTCCACACAGTTTTATTGTCAAGAGATAGCCGTAAATGTTCAGCATGTTTCATTGTTTTAAACTTATCTCTTCCAGTTTTACTTTCATAAACTTTAAACTCAATTTTATCATATAAATTTCTATCAGGTTTACAAGATTCTATTTCTAAAGGTAGTGGTTGATATTCATCACCGTATATGGCGCGGCCGCCGTATTCAATATTATTATATTTTAATATGGGTAAATAATTATTAGTATAATCTTGACGAATTAAAAAGTGTTTGTACATATTCGGAGAAAAAGTAGGAGAAAAGCTAACTATTTCTCGTTTACTTTTATAATAGGATGATAATTTCATTAGCTCTAAATTAAAGAAGGGGACTTGAGGATAAACTATCAAATCCCCATCATATAATCCATAACTCATGACTCTATACGTTCTGTTTGAGTTTTTATATATCCGTTCTCATCTATTGAAGTTATTAATTCAACTAAATGATGCGGAGTATTTTTATATTTCTTTGCTATAAAATTATCATCTCTACGTATACCAGTTACAATGATTTTATTCCCACGAGAAAGCCAACTTTTCTCAATTACTTTTTTAGTACCATCTGGACGCTTTTCAGATATTTGTCTATCATAATGTGTAAATGCATCACCAAATATTTTTACTGTTACAACACTATCATTTGTAAGTAAAGTAACCATTTTTTTATTCTTATCTTTATCTAATACCGTTCCCGCTATACGACAAATTTTAAATAATGGAATTTTTTGTCCAGTATCTTTAGACCTAAATTCATAATTAACAATTGGCTCTTCTGGCAACTTATTATATTCAGATAAACCATAAAAACTATTTTTAAGTTTTTTCAGCTCATGTTCATGTATATAACAAGAAATTGAATCCATTTCCCACTGACTAATATTGCCAAGACAATATTTATCCCACATATCCTGTCTTAATCTATTATTAACTTTATTTAATAATTCTTCATTATTTTTTTGAATATATGGGCGAATTATATCCATTTGTTTTTTATAAATTTTATCCCAATCAGTTTGCTTGATAATAAAAATTATATCATCTTTCTGATAAGGATTTAACAAATCTAAATCAAAATTTTTCTCATAAAAAGTAAAAGCAATTTGATTTAGTTGATAATAACTATCCATCTTAAATTTTTTCAAATATTTATTAAAATTATAAACTTTACATTGAAAACTATATTCTTCTGGGATTAAATTAAAATCAATTAACATCTTCATATTTTGAAGTGTAATTCTTTTTTTCTTATCAGCAACCAAATCAATATATACATTCATCGCTTTAATGCGGTCGCCGCCATATAATCTATCAAATGCTCCCGACTTAATTAAATTAACCATTTGTGGCTTATTAATTTTTACTTTATTTAAAAAATCTTCAATCGAATCATATGGCCGTTGTTCCATTATTTGTTTTACAATATCATCACCGACTTTGGTTATCCCACTTAGACCATAAATAATACGATTATTATTTATATCTGGAGAAAACGTATACTTTGACTGATTAATATCCGTTGCAACAATTGTTACGCCTTCTTGTCCCATTTTTCCAATTGCTGTTGCAATTTTTCCATAGTTGGTGGTCTTTGCAGTTTTCTTTTTGGGCTTATTATCAGATACATTGGAATCTTCTTCTTCGTCATCAATATCGTCTGTAAAAATTCCCATTGATACATCATCAAAGGTTTCTCCAGTATCTTCTCTATTTGTTTCTTCGTCATCTTCATCTTCTTTCTCCGCGCCACCACTATCAGAAATAAGACACGCGCAATCCCATAAAATTGTTGGATAACGATAAGCAAGATTTAATTCTTGTAATCCAATTAACGAATATGCAAGTGTATGGGAAAGATTGAATCCATATCCTTTCGACATAGCAATTAATACATTCCACACATAAGTACATAATTGTTCATTTAATCCTTTTTCTTTTATTGTTTTGAAATATTCATCAGTCAATTTATCATATTCTGCGGGATTCTTTTTAGCAATTGATTTTCTTAATTTGTCTGCCCAAGTCAGATTAAAACCACCAAGTTCTGGAAGCTGAACTAGTTGCATAAATTGCTCCTGAGCAATACATAATCCATATGATACATTAAGAACTGGTTCAAGAATTTCTTTCGCTTCCGCGCCGAGTCCATATTTTTTTAGTTCATAGTCCCAATCACTTGGATGTGCTTTAAAACGTGCTAATTTATTAACTGGCATTTCTCCACCTTTTTCTGTTGCCATTAATCGAATAGCTGAATTAAGAATTGCCAAGTCGTCTACTGATGTTGGTTTCATTGCTGCAATGCCGCTTATTCCAGATTGTTTTTCCATCTGGAACAAACTCATTACCTTATGATTCCAACACATTTCCCACATTTCTCTACTGTCTCTTTCAAGATTATAAATACCAATTATCTTTTCATATGTTTCTTTTAGAGTAGCTTCTCTTTTTTCATAACCATATTCACAAATTAAATCAATACAATTATGAATTTTATCAAGTGCTTCAACTGAAAGAATATCATATTTAATAAGACCAGTATCTTCTGCATCATGAAGGTCAAATTGTGTAATAATTTCACCTTTCGGTGCTCGCATAAGTGCGGTTGACTCAGTAAAAGGTTCATCAACAAAAATTACACCACCCGCATGAATGCCACAACCATTTATAAGTCCTTCAATTCCTTGTGCTACTCGCCATACCTCTGGATAATTTTCTTCCATCTCAATTTTAAACTGAGAAGAAGCACTCATTCCATTATCTGGGTCGCCATAAAAAGTTTGTTTTAAACTACGAAGTTGACCTCTATCCGCTTGAATAAATGAAGATAAATATGCTGCTATATCATTATCAATACCAAGACCGCGGCAAGCTGTTTGAATTGCTGACTTTGACTTCTCTGTTTTTAAAGTTAATACATTTGCGACTCTATCTTCTCCGTAAATCTGACGAAAAGACTTCAATACTTCTGCGCGCCGGCCGCCCTCGATGTCAATATCTACATCAAGAACCGATACACGTTCTGGATTTAGAAATCTCCAACGCTTTGTCTGACTCTTTTCTCTTAATGGATTTATCTGTGTAATACCTAATAGATATAATAAGATAAAACCAACTCCAGAGCCTCGACCACAACCTACGAGAGTTCCCGCATCCCAACATGCGTCAATTATATTTTGAAGATTTAAGAAATATGCACTCCATCTACTTCCATTAACTTCGGAAGATACCCAGGTGTCTTCAAGACAGGCATTAATTTCATCGTAGGTTTCTTGATTGTGAAGAGTTTCATCATCTTTAATTCTTTCAATAATTGCTTCAGCAAGTTTTCTATCCTCAGGATATTCTGATAATAAGAATTTTTGTAAATATGGAATTTTATCACACCAAATTCCAGTTTCAATACCATTCAAAGAAAAATTTTTCCAATTCAATCTTGGAATTTTTAATGGTTTCATTAATGAATAATCTTCACACTTATCTCTAATTTCTTTAATTGCTCGATAAGCAGATTGAAGAACTTCTTCGCCCATTTCTTCTTTCATAAAGCTACGAATTTCCTCATCACTCATAAGATAAGTTGTTGCATAAAAATCATCAACCTCTCTATCTCCCTGCTGTGAATTAAGAAATGCTTTATGAATCGGTCTATCTTCTTTTTTCAAATAATGTGCATCATTTGTTATTATATATTTAATTCCAAATTCTGCACCTAATTCAACCAATTTATGATTTACATATATTTGGTCTTTATTAAATGATGGCTGCATCTCAAAATAAAAATCATCTTTACCAAAAATGTTTTGTATCTGTACAATCCATCGTTTAATTAAATCCATACTTGGCGCGCCAGTATCTCGATTACGAAGAAGTTGCGTCGGTAAACATCCTCCAAGACAAGCAGTACATCCAATTACATGACCTGGATTTGAACCAATTATATCAATTAAATCTTGATAATAAGTTGGAACCCGCCGCATTCTACGTGCCACATAACTTCTCATCCAAGCACGCGAAGAAACCTCGCGGATTTGCTTATGTCCTTCGAGGTCTTTCGCAATCAATATAAAATGAAAATATCTATCTGTTTCTTTTTTATAATTTTGAGCATTCAAACCATTACGAACAAGATAAATTTCATTTCCTCTTATTAATTTAAAATTCGGATGGTCTTTTTTAATTTTATTATAATATTTTTCTGCTCGAATATGACTAGCTATTGTATCATGTTCAGTAATCGCTACTCCACTATGTCCGAGTTCAATTGCATAATCAATTAAACTTTCTACCGTATTAATACTATCGCGCAAACGAAAATTTGAAAAATCGGTATGATTATGCAGAGATAACTCATATTTTAGTTTATCCATTCACGTTACTCCTTTTCTTATTTTCTAATATAATTATATCAGAATTTTAAGAATTTGTCAAATTAGAATCCTAAACTTCCATCTTCAATTTGATAATTAGTTATAAAAATTTGTGGGGTAAAATTTCCCATCCATTCGTTTAAGTTAGCTCTGCCAACTACTTCTAATTTAATTGAATCATATTTCGCTAATTCGTTAATAAAATCTTTAGCATGGAATTTAATATAAGTAACTCCAAACTTTTCAATTTTAACCGTATCAGCATTTTTTCCCATTATCTGCACATCTTTACTGGTAATATTAATATCTTTTATATGAATCAATGGCTCAGTGCAATGTTGACCCCACACATCTTCATGTGCCGCTATATCATAAATTATATCCGTAATATCTTGGTCTGCAGCGATACGCTCAAAATTAACTTCATACCAGCTTTCTCCAAAATCAACATTTGCTAACTCTCTATTGGCATATTCGTGAAAAGCAGCAAGATTCTTATCTAAAATACCGATTCCACATGCGTTATCATGCCCTGCAGTAAAGGTCATATATCCACTTTCATCCATAAAATCTTTAAAAGATTTTAATTCTGACTCGTTTAAACCTCTACTAGAACCTTTAATTTCTCCTTCCTCATTTAGTCTTGCTACAATTGTTGGATGTTTGTACCTTGCTGCCATACGCATAGCTACTAATCCATTTAATTCAGGTGGGAACTGGTCTTCATCTTCTAATCTAATAAATAAAACTTTATTAGAAAGCAAATCATGTTTTGCAATTTTAATTTCCAACTCTTCTTCTGCTTTATCTAAAATTCGATTTTGTTTTGCTCTTGCATTTGTGCATTCTCGTGCGGATTCAATCGCGAGTTCTTCTAAAGTTCCTTTAGCACCACGTTTATTACTTGGAACTAATTTATGTCCATCAATAAAAGCTTCAAAACATCGCTCTTTTTCTTCCTGCGCGCCCGCACGAATCATAGCATTGATGAGGGGTGTAATATAAAAAGCTACCGTAGTAGGAGTAACTTTATTGCCCATTGAGAAAGCTTGTTTTTCACACAATGCTTTAAAAAAGTAGTTTTTAATATTTGCAAAACCAGTATGAACAATATATCTATTTTCAAGAGAAAGCATAGACATCATATCACTAACAATACCTAATGCCGCGAGGTCAATAAATTGATCAGCATAAGTATCACCATAAATTATATCTAATTGTCTACAAAATTGCCATACGACTCCTGCGCCGCATAAATCTTTATTTTTATAATTATCAGATAGTTGGTTATTAATAATGATAGCATTATCACTATATTCATCTGACTCAGAAAGATGGTGGTCCAGTACTAAACACCAAATACCATATTCTTCCAGCTTATCATGATACACTTTATCATTAGTACTACTGTCTGGTAAAATAACAACATCTATTTTATCTTCTATATTTAAAATATCCTCTATTGTATCACTAAGACCATGTCCTTTGCCTTTATGTAAAATATTATATATTACTACATTAGGATTTCTCCATTTAATATATTGATTGATAATTGCTGCACTAGTAAATCCGTCTACATCACTATCTACTATAACTGCCATTTTTGACCCTTTATCAATTTCGACTTTTAATTCAATAGCACCATGTATTACGTCGGTCAAATGTTCTGGCGGTTCTAAAGCGCTATCATCTGGTACTCTAAGAAAATAATCTATTTCCTCTTCTTTTAATCCACGCTCTTTAAGCAGCTCAATTGTATAATCTTTTCTAATATCTTTATTAACAAGTTTTGTTTGCATTTACTTAATCCTCACACGTTTCTGTAATAACTTTTCAAATACTTCTTCTCCTTTATCAGTTGGGGAATCTTTAAGGTCTAATAATCCCTCTCTATCATAGATGAAAGAAAAATCTGCATAGTTTTGATACTTTTTTCCTATATTATATAGCTTATTAAAATAAGTTTCATTTGGAGGTAGTTCTTCTTTATCAAAACAAATAATAATTTCTTGTGGGTGTGCATTTTGAATTAGAATCTTTAAAGCATGTTTATTGAATTGACTTCCGCACACTGCGGCCGAGCAATTTGGACGCTGAAAAGACTCCATTTGCATACAACTTTTTTCTGCTTCAAAAAGAAAGCAAATACCTTCGCGCCGTATATTTTCTTTTGTCCAATTTAATCCATATAGATTTAATGAAAGTGGATGGCTATACCACTTACCTTCAATTTGAACTGGCATATATTTACCCAAATTTTCAACTTCCCATTCATTGAGGGCGCGCCCTCGTATTCCAACTAATTCTCCATCTACATTATAATGAGGTATTATAATTTTATTCTGTGGTATAGAATATCGTATATCAAACTTATCCATTGCTTCTTTGCTAATTCCATCTAATAACCATTCCGATGGATAAAACTTTGTAAAACAATTAAGAATTCCTTTTGGATAAGTTGGAAGTTTTTTAAGCTCGGCTGCCTTATACGTATCACGTATACTTTGATATTTTTGTTGCGCGAACCCAAAATTTGGATTATAATTACTACAATCAAGAATTACTTTATATATATCTTGATACCAGTCATATATAATACCGCGGCAGTCGTAATAATGTTTCATAAATTGAAAAATACCCATTGTGCCGCATTCGGTATAGCATTGGAATAGATGAGAGTTTTCATAATAATATAACTTCATAGAAGCCTCATCTGTATTTTCATTATGACAAATAGTTGGAAAAATTACATATCCAGGCTTTTCAACATAATCTTTTGCTCCTAAAGTTTCCATTAGTTGAATAACTCTTTTAGTATCTAATTGTTCTATAATTCCTTTATAATCAATCAATTAACTCACCTTGATTTAATTTTTCTAATATAACTTTTAAATGCTCATTTTCATGCTCATCCCAACTTACAATTTTATAATCATCTCTTTCAAAGAAGTTCTCTATTGGTTCCAATCTAGAATCTGTTATAAACAAGTCTCTTTTCCTAAGAGTACCTAAATTCATATCAGACCAAATTCTAACTTGCGTCCATTCACCACTTCTTACTTTAAAAATATCAGTAACTAAATTTGGCTTATTATCTGGATTATTTTCATATAAAGGTTGCAATACATCTAATTCTTCTTTCGTTGGCCTTGCCATTATGGCACCATTATCTGCCTTATTAATTGTACTGCGGCCGCCCGCCAAAGAACCTTCATTCCTTATATCTTTATTATCATCGCCCTTTGCATTTAACTGAGTTGCTGAAAACATTGCTACGTCTAATTCAACTGCTAAATCTTTTAAGGCAGTTGCGAACATTAATAGAATCTCATCATTTCTAATCGCAAATCCCCTAAACTCATCTAATAAAGACGGACCAATGAAAATATAATCATAAAATACATATCCTATATTATGAGTAATACAATTTTCTCTAACAATTGTTTTAACCAACTCAATAGAAGGATTTGGCATTTTAACTAATATTAAATTATCTTCATAAACTTTCATTAAGTTAGTGGCTTGAGTAATAACTCCACGTTCTCTATCAGAAAAATCTGCATATTTAAAACGAGTAGCATTTATATCTGTAAGATAAGCAAGAATCATCATTTTGACTTCTTTAAATCTTTGCTCAGTTACAATAAATAAAACTTTTTCTGAACCGCCTTCTTGTTCCCATTCGCAAGTTGTACTATTATATCTAAATGGATAAGCTAAATAACATGCATCTGCTACAGCATTTCTTGTTTTACCCACACCACTCGCCGCGCTTCGAATTGTTAAAGTTCCCTTCTTTGCGCCATCAATTATTTGATTATATATACTACCTTGAACTGGCATTCCTATTTCATAAGCAACACCCAATTGTTCAACAAAATCATCAATGTCTGCGGCGGCACTTTGAATTTCAACTTCATCATTAACTTCATATTTTGATTCTAACCCAAGTAGTTTTTTTCTCACACCATTAGTTATATCTTTAGTAGTAAGAGATTCAAATTTTTCATTTATTTCTTGAGATTTTGGGTTGGTTAAATCATCACAATAAAACTCTGTTATATCAAATCCACTTTTCTGTAAGTCTTTAAGTAAATTTAATTTCTTAAACTTATCATAATAATAATCAAAGTTTTCTACTTCAGATAATTCAATTATGTCTTGAAGATATTCAATACCATTCTTTTCTTTGAAAGTTACCGCAGCCGCCTGATTCGTACTTAAAAAGTTTTCTATATCTATAGGCTGTATATTCGTGGCGCCATTGCGATATAAACCTTCAATCGCACTAAAAATATACTTTTCAAAACGGCTTGGAAAATCGGTTATTACAAAAGAATATTTATCAACTTGACTTAGTAATTGAGGTTTTTTCATTAAACTACCAAGCAACTGTTGAACAGTTCTTTTATCTATCACTATCTTCTTCCTCCATTTCTGCTATTGCATTTAAATCAACTGTAAATTTCCGAGGCTTAATTTCTTTTTTAGAAATTGTTTTTTTAGTTCTATTTGAAGCTTCGCGCATTTGACGTTCAATTTCTGCAATAACTCCCTTATTTTTTCGTTCTTGCGCGGCCCAATAAGCACATGATTCAGTATATATAAAAGGAATAATTCCGATACCGCCATGTCCTTTTTCCCAATTACCATGTTTTATTTCATAAAAATATTTCAGTGCAAATAAAATACCTTTATTAGTCATTTTATTATCTTTTATAAACTTTTTTCTTTGTGCTTCGCATACATAATAATCATATTTAACTTTAAGGTCGCGCGCAATAAAATCATAAATTAATCCAACATAATCTTCATCATTAACATGTTCAGCTTCTTTCCAATTTTTATAACAACTCTTATGATAATACCAACGATTCGATGGCATTATCCAATCATCTTTTTGTTTGTCAATTTCTATTTTACAAAGTCTACAGATAGCCATTTTAATCTCCTTTTCTATTCTCTCTTTATATTATACCATAAAAATGAAGATTTGTCAAATTTAAAAAGAGAGCATTACTGCTCTCTTTTCATATCTCTCATATCCAAAACAACTAGCTGCATTAAGTCTTTTTGGTCTTCTGTAATTTCAGAAAGTTTAATTTTTCTTCCAAAGATAATTTCTACTTTCTTCAAAATTTTATCAGCATTAGCCGCATCTGCCTTAACGAGTTCAGTCCAAAGTGCTTCAGCTTCAGCCCTAACTTCATCAAATTTGACTTCTTCCTCAATTTTTCTTTCAATTTTATCAACTACTGTTGCGCCATCAAGTTCTCTTTGCTTATCAATTGCATCATTGATTGCTTCTACAAGCTCATCGTAGCCAAGTTTAATTTTAGGTGCAAGATAAGGGAATCGACTTCCCGCCATAACTGTTGGAGTTTGTCTAGTATATAGCCATCTTTGACTATTACCATCATCATCCCATTCGGTAGCAATATAACCGATTATGTCTACAATTTGGTTTACTACCTCATAACATCTCTTGGGCATTGAGGGCGCAAGAATTTCAATTTCATTATCATCGCTTGTCTTTTCTTTTCTTGTCTCTATATGAGAAATAAGAACAAGACCATAACCAAGCATTGTAATTTTTCGTAAACAATTTTCAAACTCTTTCTTTGCTAAGCCCCATCCTTGGCCCCAAGCAATATCCCTAATTGATTGAACACCATTCTGAGCGCAAATAAATTGTTCACACATTTCATATGCAATAGTTGTAGTATCAATTGTAATTGTATCGTATATGGCGCGAGCCTCTGGTTTTTCTAATTGACGAAGAACAACTTTAAAGTCACTCCATTTATTAATATCTACTGCCTTAATGCCATCAATTGCATTATAGCCTTTTTCAAAGGCCACAAGTAGATTTTTAGGAAAACGGGAAGCCAAAGTGGTTTTACCCGTCTTTGGCTTACCATAAATTAATATATATTTTCCTTTTAAATCTCTAGAAATTACAGTAGGCTCGATATTTAAAATATCAATCATAACCTACCTCCTTTCTTAAAATCCAAGGTCAGCAAAACCATTATTTGCACTTGCTGGCGGTGCAGACTTTTTAGAAACCCTAGACATATCTCTATCCTTTTGAGCTTCAAGTCTTGCTTTACGTTCTGCCAGAGCCGCGTCCAGTTCTTCCTTCGCAAAAGCAAAGTCACCTTCAAGCGGTTCCTGAGAACCACCAGTAATAATAAGGTCACTCTTATTAATGGTTCTAATTTTTTCTACTGGCTCACCGAAATCTACTTCTTCATAAGTCACTTCAGTTTTAGAACTAAAGTCAAGTCTACCGTTAGCCTTAACTGTATCTCCTACCTGCCAATAAGTAGAAACAGCGTCAATTACACCCTGGCTCTCTGCAAAGAGAGGAACAACATCTACCTTTCCACCATACTGCGGAATAAGCGCATTAATCTTATAACGACCAGTAGGTTCACCGTTTCTATCTATTTCATCCATGGCATTAGCTACTGCAAACTCTGTCATAAAAGTAGCTTCTGGCTTACAATCAGCCTTTGAAATTTTATTAATGAAAGAAGCATTAATTCTTGGGAATGATACTAGATGACCATCGGCCGCATAGTATTCGTTCATTCTAATGGAACCGCCAGTAATACGGACTCTATCCGCAGTTTCTTCATCTCCAGTTGCTGCGATAGACTTAAAATCATTTGCAACTCTCATAATAGATTCAAATGCTGGATTTGGCTTACCTGCATTTGTAAGTTTTCCAGCAAACATATGAACTGGAATCATCAGTTCTTTTTCTTCTCCACTAATCTTCTGAGAAACCTTTACAATAATAGAACCGCCAATAGCTTCTACATCTTTTCCATTCTTTTTATAAGTAGTAGGTTTAATGTCAATTTCACTTAAAATTCCTTCAATTTTTACTCTATTTTCTGCTTGTCTCATGTAATTACCTCATTTTTATTCAACTACTTAAATTACTATAATGGAGGCTTATAAAAGCCTCCGCTATATCCCTATTACTTACTCTGCATCTTCAGATGGAACAAAATTCTTTCCTTCCTCGGTCAGAACTACAAAAGTTGTCGTCTCCTTTGTTTCTTTATCCTCAACCTTTTCTCTTACAGCCAGACCCTTCTTTGTCAGATCGGTAACATTAGCTCCTACAGAACGCTCTCCTCTATCAAGAGCACTTGCCAGCTCAGGAATAGAAACCTTTCCACCATTGTTCTTTACATACTCAAATACTTCATTAGATTTTACAGTCAGTTTCATAATTTTTTTCTCCTTTTAAATTAAATATTATTTTAAATTATTTTCAGAAAGCCTTTTTCAACTTTCTATAATTATTATACTATATTTTTTTGAATAAATCAAATTTTGAAAGTTATATTCTAAAAAATTAGTAAGCCAATAACTTCTGCATTATTAAGTTTTATTGATTTAGTACCTTGCGCTCCTTTAGAAAGGAGTTTTACTTCATTAAGGTTAATTTTAATTTGAGAATTGGAAGAAACTACGATTGTTTCTTTTTGAGAGGTAAGTGCGCCAAAGCAAACTAACCTATCATTTTCATCGTTTAAAACGTGAATCTTTCCGCCTTTAGTCCCTCGATTTGTAACAGTGAACTCATTTATAGAGGTTCGTTTAGAATATCCGTTTTTACTAATACTAAGAATTTCTTTTGTATTGGTTGGAATTACTTGAGCCTCAACAAGTTCATCTCCTTCATTAAGAGAGATTCCTTTTACTCCTTTTGCAACACGACCAATAGGACGAATACCTGAAGTTTCACACATCACGAACTGGCCGCGCGCAGTCATCATTCCTACTCGTTCTTCATCTACGAAAAGAATTGATACGATTTCATCGTTACTGTCTAAATTAATTGCTTTTACCCCTGTTTTTCTGGTTATATTATACTCGGTTAATAAAGACTTTTTAAGCATTCCTTTCTTAGTAAAGAAAATTATATGCTGTTTTTGATTTGTTTTATTAAGGAAAACCAGATTTTTAATTTCTTCATTGGGTTTCAATTCAACTAGACTTTCGATTGGAATTACTTCTTCAAATTGAAGTTCGTTTAAAGAAATATGGTAACAATTTCCTTTGTTTGAAAAGAGTAGAACAACATCGTGGTTAGTTCCAGAAGCAGTGCTAATTACATACTCTCCTTTACTCATTTTAAATTTATTACCTACGCCACCGCGCCGCTGCGTATATAGTGTTGAAACGGTACTAATATAGATATTGTTTTTATTTGATAAGTTGATTAAAAGTTCTTGTTTTTCTTTAGGTTCTTCATCTTCTTTGGAAATATTGAGAATTTGTGTTCGTCTTTCATCTCCAAATTTATTAGATACTTCTCTCCAACCCTTAATCAATTCATTATTAAACAAATCTTTATCATTAATTATATTATATATGGAATTTCTTTCTTTTTCAAGTTTTGTCTTTTCAGATTTTAATTTTTCAACTTCTAAGTGCGCCAAGCGAGAAAGTTTAATTTCGAGAACCGCTTTTGCTTGAATTTCATCAAGTACGTATTGCTCCATAAGACGCTCGCGCGCCACCGACGTAGATTCAGAAGTTTTAATTGTTTGAATTACTTCATCAATTGAAGCAATTATTTTAAGTAGTGCTTCGATGATGTGAAGGCGTGCTTCAATTTTTCTTAAATCAAACTCATATCCTCTACGATAAACTTCTTTTTCATGGTCAATATGTGCTTGCAGCATTTCTTTCCAAGTAAATACTTTTGGAAAGCGTCCATTATCCAACATTGTAAAGTTAATTGAATAGTGGGATTGAAGTGAAGTGTTTTTATAGAGATATTTTAATACTCTATTTGGATTTGCTTTTTTAGTTAAGTAAATTTTAATTAATGGAGTTTTACCAGTAAGGTCATTAAAACGGTCAACTCCTGGATTTTCTTCTCCATTGATAATATTTTCAAGTTCACCACAAATCGTATTTGTATAGACGCCATAAGGAATTTCTGTTACTACAAAACAATTTTCCTTTTTATCGTAGTCTACTATACTACGTAGTTTACAAGCAAAACCAGAGCCGTTTTTCATTGACTCTTTTACTTCATCTTCATTTAATAACATTGCACCCGTTGCAAAGTCTGGTGCGATATAGATTTCTTCAAAATCGCAGTCTGGATTAAGAAGAAGATGTTCAAGCGCCTTGTTCATTTCACGAAGATTATACTGTGGAATGGAAGAGGCCATACCTATTCCAATTCCCATTGTACCGTTACAAATATTATAATATCCTTTACTTGGAAGCACAGCAGGATATTGTTTTGTATTATCGTAACTATCGCGCCATTCTTTAATTGTTTCTTTATCTATATTAGTAAAAAGAATATTTGAAAATTTTGATAATCTACTTTCTGTATAACGCATTGCTGCCCAATTACCAGATTCAATTAACGAACCTGCATTACCTTTTACGTCTACAAGCGGATAACGCATCGCAAAAGGTTGGCCCGCGCGCATTATAACTCCTTCACATGAACTGTCTCCATGAATATAGAAGTCTGCCATTGCCATACCAACAGCATTAGCAGTTTTCTTATATGGTTTATCATGGGTAAGCTTGCGAAGAAGCATTGAATAAAATATCTGACGTGCAGATGGTTTAAGACCATCGCGCACATCAACGAGAGCACGATTCTGTAAAACCGCGCCACTATATTGTATCATTGATTCTTCTATAATTGGTTTTAAATTACTCATTTATTATTCCCTTATCATTTTCTTGTATTAATTTTTTAAACCACCTATACCAATAGCATCCATCATCTGGTAAACAAACTCTACATGTTGCTGTTTTATTTGGACACCATTTAAGCAGAGGACAGGCTTGCCATTTATTCATATAATTGATTTCCTTCTTTATCAAAATATCCTATAGTTTGTTCTGACTTTTCATTAGTGCGTTTATGTAAGGCTCTTTTAATACCCCAATAAGTGAAGGCCACATCTTTAAGCCACCATTCGTTCCACAACTTGTCATACTCACGTAATTCATACATTCCGTCTTTTTTAGTAATTTTATACGTTGCCGTTTGATATGCCATTTCTACTCTCTCACTTTCGAAAAATTAACTTTTTCCATTATAATGTTCATTAATTTGTCTTAATTGCTCATAAATATTAATTTTATGTTTAAAATCAGCATTTACAATAGTTTCTATATTTTCTCTAATAAAATCCCAATCTTTTAAAATATGGTTCTTATGATTAGGATTGGTTAAATATATTAAGACCTCCCATAGAGTAACATATCCTTTCTCATCACAATCTTCGCAATAACTCAAACTTACTGGCATATTCATAGCACTATGAATATTAATTTTCTTTTCCTCACTTGAACATCCACATACGGAACAGTGGTCTATATGCTTAGTGGGTTCTATATCTTCTAAAGCCAATTCTAATTCTGTTTGTTTAAATTGCAATTCATAAATTTGTTGGTCTAAATCAGCTATTTCTTGTTTAAGTTCTTGTGCTGTTTTCATTCCCTCACCTTACTAAAATCTACTTTCTTCATTATAAAATTACGTCTTGGCTCAACATCATCACCCATTAAATCATAAAGCAAGTCAACCGCATCACTATCATATTCCATTACATCCATTCTCTGATATTCCGGACTGAACATAGATGCTTGCGCAGTCTCTGCGGGGAGTTCACCAAGTCCTTTTGCTCTTGTAACCTCACCTTTAATCTTATTTCTTACTTTATTAAATTCATCATCAGTAAAGTAATATGATTCTTTACCTTTATTTTCCACTATATAAAGTGGTGAGCGAAGCCAACATAAACGTCCTTCTCTAATAAACTCTGGAGCCAAATATTGGAGCGCCGCCATTATTAGAAGTGCAATGTGCGCGCCGTCGCTATCTGCATCGACACAAATACCAATCTTTCCATATCGTAATTTTTTACTGTCGTACTTGCCTGGTATTATATTCATCGCACTTAAAAGAAGTTTAATTTCTTCATTATTATAAATTTTTTCCTCTGGATTAGAAAGACAATTAATAATTTTGCCTCTAATAGCAAGCAACCCATATTTAGTATAGTCGCGAGCCTGCGCCATACCGCCCATAGCGGAATTACCCTCTACAATTAGAAGTGTTGAGTTTTGTCCGAGGAATTCTGCGTCTTTCAGCTTATCAGAAGCAAAAACCTTTTTCTTCTGATTCTTTTCAACTTCTTTCGATGCTTCGAGAACTTGCTTGCGCGCCCTCTCTGCAGCACGTTCAGCTTTCAGTTCTTTTGTAAGTAAATCTAAAATTTGATTGAATTCAGTAGCATATCTGCGACTAAAATCATCCAACATTTGACCGGCCGCCCTCTGCGAAAGACCCCTAAGTTCGGGATTATTTACTTTCGTTTTTGTTTGGTTAGCAAATGAAGGATTAGGTACTTTACAATTAACTACATAGTAAAGTCCAGACCTTGCAATATCTGCACTAAATTCACCTTTAAGTTTCTTTTTAAAGAAATTAGTTAGTGCTGTTTTAACTCCCGTAAGTGAAGTGCCGCCTTCTGCGTTAGCAAGACCGTTAGTAAATACATACCAATGTTCGTTTCTATCTGCGGCCCACTGCATTGCAATTTCACACTCAATACCATCTTCTTCAACTTTAATATAAAGTGGTGTTCGATGGATTGGCTTTTTAATTAAATCTTTAAGGAAGTCAAGTATTCCTTTTTCTGATTTATAGACTATCTCTTCATTAGTATTATAATTAAATAATTTAAAACTAACTTTTGGGGTTAAATAAGACCAGTTTTTACACATTTCTTTTAAATCTTCAAATTCAATATGTATTGGTTCAAGATTATAAACTTCTTGTGATGGAATAAAAGTAACTCTTGTACCATGGAGATTCATATCGTCTATTTCTTTAATTTCAAAAGATTCTTTTATTCCATCTTTTAAAATAAGAGTGGCTTGTTCTCCGTCTCTACATGAAGATGCAAAAAAGTAAGAGCTAGATAATGCTACTCCTTTTGCTCCTATTCCATTCATACCTGCAACATTTTGGTAAACCTTTTCATCGAATTTACCACCAGTGTGAGGCATGGTATAAATTGCTTCCATGGCTTCGGTCCCATCATCGCGCAGACCAAACGGAACTCCACGGGCATTATCTTGAATTGTTACTTGATTACCATCTAATTCAACCCAAATCGTATCTCCAAATCCCATTGTCATTTCATCAATAGAATTGGTAATAATTTCTCGTACACATTGTAGTACTCCTTGATTATCTGCACTACCCATGTACATGGCTACTCTTGAACGAACCGCATCTCTAAAACTAAGAGTTTCTATATTATTGGCATTATATTCCACTTGCATCAACCTCCTCTTTCGTCAATTTAATCGGCTCGTCAGACTCAATATTAATTGATACTCTTCCTATATCACCGTATTCATTTCGTGTATTGAATATATCGAGACTTGCGGTAATGGGTACTTCAAAATTATATTTGAGTCCGTTCATATTATCTATAGTAACAAAAATTTTATTCATTTTCAAATTCCTCTTTATTCTCCACAAGACCACCTATAAATTACATACTGACATATTTCCCACAAATCGTCAATAGAGATATGTTCATTTCCTACCCGATTTGGGTCTTTACGCATATGTCTTTTCCATTCTGTATAACTCATAGATTGCATTGCAATCAATCCGTTTTCTAAAAGATGTTCTAAATTACTCATTTTTTACCTCCATGTTAGGCGGTACAAATTTATGCGCCGGCCGCCATCTCCATCCATTATTATCCCAAATTAAGAAATAAGTTTGATGGAGGATTTCATCGAACCAAACATCTAATACTTGATAAATTTGATTTGTTTCTTTGTGTTTTACTTTAAACATATTACTCCCATTGAATTTCTTTTCCCAACCATTCGTATAGTTCAGTTCTACATTGTGGACATAGGTCTAATTCATGAAAACGATAGTAACCTGGTACGGGTCTATGTTTTTGTAGAATTATAGTCATATTTGGATAGAATACGTCTATTGGTTCATAGAGGCAATTGCATCTATCACATTCTCTATAGTCGTCTAATTTCGCCATTTTAATTCTCCTTTTCTTTTATATATAAATATTATATCATTTTTTTGAGAAAAAGTCAAATTAGAAGAGATTGAGGTTATTTTTTGTACTTATTTATAGAAATTGTACGATGGAGGTTATATCAATGACGATTGATAAGATTATGGAATATATTACTTCTAATCCACGGTCGGTTAATAAGACAGTTATTAGAGGTATGATAGAGGAACTTGTGAAGGACGTAGAGGGCGCCCGCGCCGTAGACGTACCGGAAGTTCCAGAGATGAGTGAGATTATTATTAAGAAGAATGGAGTTTTTAAGGCTCCAGAAGGAAAGGCTTATAACAAGGTTATTGTTAATATAGGAGATAAGTAATTATGAGTTATGAAAAACAAACTTGGGCATATAAGGATGAGATTACTGCTGAAAAGCTAAACCACATGGAAGAAGGGATTTCTTCCGCAGGTGGGGGTACTGAGCCGTTAATTGTTAGATATGGAGATTATCGTGAAGTTGATGGTTCTATGATTCAGTTTCTTGATACTACTTTCGGAGATATTATAAACGCAGTTTATGAAAATAGAAATGTTTTGTTTCAGAACGTAATGGGAGAAGAGACAACGTACTATCTTTTTTCATCATACAGTATTAATACACAAAACTATTCTGGAGTTATTGAATTTGGAGGAAATAATAGTTTTCCTGTAGGAGATATGGATCACACCATGGAAGAACTATTATCTGAATATCCTCATGTTTATACAGATTAAACTATAACTCAGAGAACATAACTATGGAAGTATTACATTTTAAATCACAGAAAGGCTCGATTATTCGGCCTAATTTATATAGGAGAAAATAAATGAATAAAGAACAAATAATCACATATATAATGACCACACCTTACAACACAAATTGGAATGTCCTTTTTGAAATGTTAGGTGAAGGAAATTGGGATTCATTATATAAATACGTAAATACTACTCCAAATAATATGAATAGAGTAATCTTAGAACAACTGCTTGAAAGTGGTGGAGGAAGTGACGCACCGAGAGTAGCTCGCGTGGGTGAAGCGCGAGTCGGAATTGATTATGTGGGGGAGTAAGATATGAGTTATGAAAAGAAAGAATGGAAAAATGGAGATGTAATTACAGCTGACCTTTTGAATCATATGGAAGAAGGGATTGCAGGAGGTTTTGGATACTCTCTCTCCGAGCAGGTTGTGTTCGATGACTCCGTTACTACTGTAAAAGAAACAGAAGGAGACACATTTGCATTTGTTGACATCACTCTATCCGGACCGCTTTCTGACACTATCGAAGTTGAATTTAACGGAACAACATACACAACAACTTATATGGTTGCACCAGTTAGTGACAAACTTTATGGAGCGCCAATCGACCCTAATACTGGCGATTACGACTGGTCACAGTATCCGTTTGTCATTAGGTCAGATGTAAATGGATATTGTAATATCAACACCCAAACCGCAGGTACATATACATTCAAAATCACATCGAGTACTATAACCGTAACCGACGAATTTAAGGCAGCAGTGCAGGCTGTAATGAGCGAAGGTGGTGGAAATTCTGGCGGCAGTGGTGGCGGTAATAACCCTCTTACTTAAGCGAGAACGCTAATAAGGCAAACAAATAAATATAAAGATAAATAAAGGAGGAATAATATGGCTTATGAAAAGCATACATGGTCACATGGAGAGACGATAAGTGCAGACCTTCTTAACCGTATGGAAGACGGTATCGCTGAAGGAGGCGGTGGGGGTAGCGCAGGATATAGTTATACTGAAATACGGACGCTGATAACAGAGGAAAGCGTCACAACAGAAACACAAGCAGGATGGCCGGATGCGAGTGGTAATATGTCGAAGTATATTAGTGCTGCAGAGATTGTAGTTACTTTTGATGGCGTAGAATACACCGCTATTAAGACAAATGACGCGTATGGCGCACCGTGGAGTGATGAACTCGGCGGGCGAGATTGGTCAGATTATCCATTCAATATTTTTGAGAATCAGATTACTACAGAAAACGCAGGAACTTATTCTGTTAAAATCGAAGCAGTTGAATCAGAAGTACAAACAACTCCAGGCTTTGAAAGTGCTGTGAAGAAACTTTGCATCAAAAATGTTAAAGATAGTCCGAACAACAAGGGTGTAATTGAGAACAATGTTACTTTAGACCCGAATGCAGATGGTGAACCTGCCATTAATCAAGCAACAGGTTATGGTTCACACGCAGAAGGTGGTTATAGTGATTCTGACGGAGCTATAATGTATTCTGCAAATGTTGCAGAGGGCGTAAGTTCCCACGCTGAAGGTGCATCAACGCGAGCTACAGGTATTGCGTCTCATGCTGAAGGATTGCTAACTACTGCAATTGGAGATAATTCTCATGCTGAAGGAAGTAACTGTGTTGCACATGGAGAGAACTCACATGCAGAAGGTCTTGGGTGTAATGCTTATGGTACTGCATCACATGCGGAAGGGCAAGGCACGATAGCACATGAAGGTCAACATGTATTTGGAAAATACAATCAAGAAGCACTGTCGCAAGAACTTGAAGTCGTAGGAATGGGTACTAGTGATGGTATGCGTAAGAACGCTAGAGAATTAAGCAAAGAGGGTAATGAATGGCTTGCAGGTCGCTTAACTATAGGTGGCGGAGTGTTATTTTTGTGTGACCCTAATTCAGACACTAAAGTTAGGTTAGATGTAGAAACCCTAAACCATCTCCTTCAACTTTTAAATTGATTAGTAGTTCTTTTCATCAAAGGCGGTGACGGGATAATTCAAATAAAAAAAGACGGGTTATTAAACCCGTCTTTTAAAATATTCTATTTACCTGCTTCAGAATCATCTGTCGGTTCTTCCGCAGATTCTTCTTCCTTAATATATTCAACTTCCTCTCTTGTAAGTACACCCGCGGCAACCGCGTAATCCCATTGAATCTCTTCACTTTCCATAAATTCTTTAAAAATCTGTGGATTCTCAATTTTAACTCCAATAGCAATTTTTCTTGCATCATCATTCATGGCTTTTAAATCTTCAATTCTTGCCATGCTTTGTCTACTAATATTCATTAATCTACCTCCATAAATTAGTCTAATTATAAGTAGAATTTTATTTTAATGACTCTACTCCCAACTGACCATTTTACTCTTTTTCTTTTTCTTTGGTGGCATTTTAATCCAAAGCAAACAATCTCTCGCACGGGTCGCCGCCACATAACATAAGCGAGCCTCTTCATCGTTATACGCGCGTATATTATATGAAAGAACACATTTATTTTCTAAACCTTTTGCGCTATGAACAGTTAAAATTTTAATTGTGTCTTCTTTCATTTTCTCTTTTATTTGAGAATTGGTTAGGTCTGCTTGTTTAAAAGTATCAGTTGGAATACCTTCTTTTTTAAAGAGTTGGCTAAATAATTCTATATCTGCATTTGTGCGGCAGAGTACGAACCAATCACCCCAATTTGTATCAAGTCTTTCTTTATGACGAATAAGAGAATGAACCGCTTCAGACGGACTTAAAGAGCCTTCAACTACCGCATAACTTCCACCAAAACGCTCTGGAATTGAATCGTCTTCATAGTCTGGACCAAGTCTATATAAAAACTTTTTCGCAAAATGAAGTATACTTGGTAAATTACGGTAATTTTGTCTCATACGATATATTGTAATTCCCGGCTCATACATCTTATTAATAAGATATTGTGGGTCCGCGCCAGCCCATCCATAGATTGACTGTCGGTAATCAAAAAAATACATATAATTGTCTGGATTAATAAGTTCAAAGAACTTAAACTGAGCTTCTGTTGAATCTTGTCCTTCGTCAAGTATTAAGTGAGTTACATGCTTGATACAATTTGGATTCTCTTCAATACGAGGAAACAGTTCATCGAATCTTTCTTGTTCCAATAAATCTGTTGTATCTACTGCACCGCCGCGCAATAAATAATTACAATATGAATGTACTGTTCCAATAAATAATCCTTCCGGATTTCCAAGTCGCTCGTACATTACAGAAGCTGCATTGTTAGTAAAAGTAATTGCTACAATTTCTGATGGGTCAACTCCACTGTCCAAAAGAAATTTAAGCCTACCAATTAATGTTTGTGTTTTTCCACTTGCCGCGGCACTACATACTAACACATGTGGCTTATCAGTTGTAATAATTTGTTTTTGAATTTCATTATAATTTTCCATTTTTTCTCCTCCCCGAACTGTTCGAACGGGTCATTAATTTATTTATTCTTATCACCTGAAACAGTGTTAAGTCCATAAGTTTTAGAATCATAAAAGTCAATATAATATGACTCTCTTTCTCTCAATTTATCTTTTGATACCTCTTCCAAAATTTCCCAAGTATAGTTCTCTGGCCCATCCTCCAACATCTTTCTATGAAGTTGCGAAGAAGCTAAAGTACCAATTCCAAGAGCTGAACGTGTGTGTTCTTGAAGGCGCTTATCAAAAGAAGTCGTTTGTCCTATATATATCTCTCCAGTCTTAAGTCTTGTTGCTTTATAAACACAACTTATATCTCCATTCGGAAGTAATCGTTTTCTTAATTCTGCTAATGGTTTTTGATAGTAGCCAGACCAAATAACTTTATTAATCGCTTCTGGATGCCGTAATCTCGGGGCAATACTCCGTAAAATTTCTACATCATCTTTATCATTTGGGCTAAGTTGAATACGATAAAAATCTTGCTGTTCTTCAAGTTTTTTCTGACGAAGAATCTCTTCATTAATGGCCGCGCGCTTACTACGTTCAATTTCTAATTCAGCTTTAATTTCTTTAATTTCACATTGCATTTGTGCTTTTTGGATAGTGTAACTATCTACATGATTATTAAAGTCACTATTTGCTTGAAATTCCATTTTCTGTAACTTTTGTTTAATTTCTAATTGTTTACGTTGTTCGTACTCTGCGGCGACGCCATCAATTTCTTTAATTTTCCCTTCTTTATATAAATTTAAATCTTGATTTACTTCTTCATATCTTTTTTCTTTTTCTTTCAAAATTGTCTCTAAATTGTGAAGTTTTAAATCAACTTCGCGCTTATCTTGTTCGTATTCTTGTAATAAAGACTTCTTCTTTAAACCAAATCTTTTTTCTTCTTCATTCCACTCCTCTCTGAAGTATTGTTTTAAATCATCTTTTTTTAAATTCTTTAATAATTTTAATTCTATTTCTGCATAGTCTATTTTATCTTGTTTTTTTCTTCCTATTACCCATAAAATAATAATTAACATAATACAACAAAGAAGAAGGAAAACTAATAATTGCTCCATAGTAATTCCTCCTAATTTATTTCTAATTATATTATATCATATATATAAATAATAAGTCAAGTTTTTTGAAGTTTTTTTCGCTTCGCCCAATTATAGTCTACCAAATTTTTAGGTTCCTGTCAAATTTTCTCATGGTTGCGCCAATCTTTATCGTTTTTCCAACGGTCACGTGCTCGGAACTTTTCTTGAAAAAGGTCGGCCGCGGAGGTTAATTTGTCGAGTTCCCAATAAGGAATTACATAGAGTGGAATTTGATTAGCAAGACAATAGCTAATTTTTCTGCGGTCGCGCTCTTGTGCTGCTACGAACTCGGCGCGGGTGCGATGAAATTTTTTAACCTGCTGATAATGCTGTTGACCTTGGAGTTCTATGAGGCAAAATTTCGAGCGGCCGCGGTGTACATAGAAATCAAAACGATATTTACCTTTTTTCAGGTCAGTAAATCGTTTTTCTCGCTCAAACTTATATTTTCCTTTCTTTAAAAGTTGAATAATTTTTTCTTCCCCTTTACTCATATTTTTCTCCTCCTAGTAAAAAAGTAGAGAAACTTCTAAGAAACTCTACTTATTAATGAAAGTATTGAGAAATGGAGGGCGAATAGATGAAGCCAGAAGTATTTGTTACAATTTTGATACCGGCCATCTTGGCTTCTCAAGGTTTTTGGTCTTATCTTTTATATAAAGTCCAAAAACGTGATGAACGCTTTGATTTACGGAAGAAAGCAGATTTAGTTATACTGCATGATTTAATCTATAGATATTGTAAAGAAGCCATAGTTAAAGGTTTTACAACCTTTGATGAATTTGACAATGTCACTGCACTTTATGGCGTTTACGAAGATTTAGGTGGTAATGGAACTGGAAAGAAGTTATACGAAGAATATTGTAAGTTACCAAAGAAACGAGAAGTGTTTTAAAATTGCGGTAAAGTAATTTAATAGAGTTATGGCAAGAGAAAACCACTTAATCAGTGAAGATTAAGTGGTTTTTTATTGACCAAAAGGAGAAGTGAAATGGAGATAAAAGGTGATTTTTTAGGATTCTCCTACGGGGACAAGCGCTCTGAAGAGTTAGGAATTGTCCGTGTTAGTGATGGAGATAGATATGATGAAGACCTTCAACCAGAAATTAATGATATAGTTGCGGAAGTTCCCGGCATGGATGGGTCGTATTATTTTGGAAGTACGTTTGGAAAAAGAACAATTTCAATTTCAATCGCTTTCGATTCTATGACTGAGAAACAATTTCGTCAACTTAGAAAGGTTTTTGGACGCAGACATCAGAAAGAGCTGATTTTTGATGAGCGGCCTTATAAAAAGTATATAGCAAAAGTCGAAAGCCCAATTGAACTTTCTTATGTTTGTTTTGATAACCCTAAACAAGATTGGACTACAATAGATGGTATCCGCTATAAAGATGGAGACACTTATAAAACTTCACACGAAGTATTGCGCCCCGTCGGTGGAACTGAGCGAATTTATAAAGGTGATGGTAAAATTGATTTTGTTTGTTATTTTCCTTTCGCCAAGTCTTGTTTTAAGGTTCTTGATACAGATGAATTGAAGAATAGCGATTGGGCTGTTTCTAGTGGAATTTTAACGGATGAGGAATATGAATCGGTTGATACATATGAAGATGGACATATAACTGTATACAATCCAGGTGATGTAGCTACTGGTTTTAGACTCTATGTACCTATGAGCGCGGCAAGTCAAGGTTTCACATTAAGTTATCATCATTCAGAAGCACAAAGTGGAGATGTACCGCCGCAACTCGTAATTAAAGCGGTTGAAGCAAAGAAGAATAGCAATTTTATTCTTGTAAGTGAGCCGTCTGGCAATCCTCAAGAACAAGGTTGGTATCAATTGAGAAATGATAAGTATGAACTTACTACTGATACAGAAGTTGCTAGTGGTAAAGATTATTATATCCAAAGTAGTGATGCAGGAATTTTAATTGATACTAATAACGGTTTAATTGTTGGTGTTAAAGATGAGCCGACTTATGACCAAAATGGAAATGCTATGTATGAAACTACTGGTAATTTATACAATAGCTTTGTAGAAAGTGGGTATTTCTTTAAACTTGAACCAGATGAACGTGATGAACGTTCAGTTTTAACAGTAGAAAATTTAGAAGGTTGTCAAATTTTTTATGACTATCTATATTTCTAAGGAGGCATAAATGGGTGAGCTATTAATAGAACCATATGAAATTTCCGTTTGGGAAGATATACTCACCCAAGACGGGAAATTCAAAGAAAATAAACTGGCGGTTATTGGGTCTAATACAATGGAAGGACCAAATAAGGTATATGGCCCAGTTTTTAATAAGAAAGATAACGGAGAAAAGACATTAACCTTTTCTCTAAAATATAAATATTTTGACCCATATAATGAAAATGAAGAGGTTGTAAATCCATTTGCGGCCTTGCTAATTAATGA